CCCGCCGGCTGTCAAGTTGTAAAGTCTGCCAATACTTACTTTCACTGTGAAAACAGTCGTAAAACTTACCACTGTTTCTTGTCGGATTCCCAAAACAGCACCACGTTATATCGGTATTGGCATCCGTCATGGCACCCTCTGTAACCCTCCATATTTCGTCAAAAATAGCAGATGCTTCGTCAAATATAACCAATATCCGCTTTCCTTGATTGTGCAGTCCTGCAAATGCTTCTGGGTTGTCTTTGCTCCAAGGTATAGCGTCTATCCTCCACGTCTTTTCGTGGCTTTCTTCTACCGAGAATATGGAAGTTGCTGTCATATCAAAAAATTCTCTCCCGATAAACAGCCGATACCATTTTGAAAGTTCAGCCCAGGTCTTTGTTCTTAACTGTGTCTCTGTATTCGCAGTTATTACACCTTTGGTATCTTCATGTGTTGCTATCGCCCAAAGTATCAGCCATGATACCAAAGCCGACTTTCCCGTACCATGGCCTGTCGCTACAGCTATCCGTGTAACTTCATTGAGGTTCATAGAGCCACGCCCTACCTTCAACATGATTTCCCTCTGCCAATTGTCAGGACCAGAACACTCTGAAAGTTCCCCTGTCCCCCATGGAAAACACGCCTTTACAAATCCTAATGGGTCATGCGTGAACCCTGCTATGAAATTGAGTAACTCTATCTTCCCACTCATACAACCTGTCCTTTAGCACCTCACAGGAATCGAACCTGTTTTTATTCCAAATCGGTACATGTTGGCACTTCCCAAAGGATTTGAACCTTTATCTTACAGTTTTGGAGACTGTTGTTTTCCCAATTAAACTAGAGAAGCGTGTTGCATGACAGACTGACGAGGCGGAGGTAATACCTTCCAATCTGCCATGCCTAGCTATATGTATTAAAACCACATGTGGTAATATTCTTTGGCAGGAGCAATCATGCCCTTGACTACTCCTGCCAGTAGCGAAATTCCTATCAAGGAAACTTGATAGCTCGTCAGCCGTTGCCTTTACTTCGTCATTCTCTCAGAAACTACAGCAACGACCAACAGTGTTGAAAAGTTGTTGCCGACCATCTAGGTCACTCAGCAAGGGAAGTTTGGGAATTGAACCCAATCGTTTACCATAAACCCCTTAGGGCGGTAGGACTCGAACCTACATAACTCTTAGTATCACCAGATACTTCCCATATTGGCAGGGGCAAGGGTAATCGAAGCCCTACCTCTTGGGTCAAAGCCAAGCGAACTTGCCATTATTCTATGCCCCGATATTAAAACCCTCTCTCAGCTATACGCTTCATCAAGAGGGGATTGTCGTTTAGTTAAGCCCTTGGTCATACTCCAAACCTCTTTGGTCACTAATTATTTTTGCTCTTTGGTACTCCCAAGGGCTAATTAAACCATTTAATCTGTGGACACCCTCCCCAATAAAAAAAGACACTCTCTTAAAAGTGCCTTTTCCTTCTTGTGTCCACTGTACGAAGTACAATCCCTAGTAAAACCCCGGCTTTTTTCATGCCTTTTCTTTGACATGTCCTCTCACAGTGAACATTGCTTTCAAGTTTTCATAATTTTTTCGAGAGGGGGATTATGACTTTTTCTCTTACTACTGCTTTCCTATCCCCCACTACCCTACTAGGGGTCTGAAATTTTATAATTTCTCCGAGGGAGGGTATATATAAAATTTCTTGCAATCACAAAACATATACCCCACCCATATCCCCACCCCTTTGTTTCTGGAGTGGTTTAGCTTGTCCTGGTGTGTCCTGCTATTAGTTCCGATAACGATTAATTATCGGCAGTAATAATATATTACACACCACAAAGCCTTATGTAGCAAGGGTTGTAGCGTTTTTGTGATTAAACACAGAACTTGAATGTATAGCTTATACAATCACATAATGCAATATTAATTAATACACATGCATTAATTAACGCTGCTAATAGGTGTTATGTCAACAGTGTTATCAGCTATTAACCTTGATCTAGCCTGATTGAGAATATCTGCATAATTATCTGTTTTAACCTCAAGCTTGTTAATATACATGCCATTGCACCTGCATAACATATCAAGTGCCTTTAACCTCTCAAATAGCTTATTATCCTGATTCCTTGCTATTTCTGTTAATTCTGCTAATATCTCATTAGCTTGCATATAAGGTTTTACATCAACCTTAACACCTTTAAGAAGTCCATCAGCAACAATTTCTTGAGATACTTGTTTTATGTCGTATTTTTTGAATATATTGCTTATAACCTCATCAGCTTTATTTTTAATGGTATTATCACTATAACCTGCTAATTTAAGAGCTTCTAAAGGTGCTATATTGTCAATAGTAACTAGTTTAATAAATTTCTTTTGTTTATTATTGGTTCTTGACATATATAACACCTTCTTAATAATTGTAATATAATGATTACCTTAGATATATAAGTAGAAAAGATAAATAATAATAATATAAATAATATACTGGTGAATTAATGAATAATAATAAAGGAATATAAAAAGCAGGATATATATTAATCCTGCTTAAATGATAATGAATATTAATATATTCTTATTATTCTTATTATTCTATTATTACTGTTATTATATATTATTTAATTATTTATTTAATTAATTATTTAATATTTAATAAGCATTTAAAGCATTTAATTAATTAAATAATATATATATTTCTTTTTCTTTTGGTTCTTTTCTTTTTCTTTGCTCCCACCTCTCGCCATTGTTACACACAGTATACCACAATTTAATGTATTTGTTCGGGATTTTTCTAAATGTATTGACACTTTTTTGATTTTTTTTGCTTGCGTTGGCTGTAGTCGTTGGTATATCTATGTTTATAGCGTTTTATAATATTTTTTATAAATTCCTCTTGACAACCTGTACAACCTAAGTTATACTATAGGCAAGATACAGATAAATCAAGGGAGGTATGATATATGAAAAAAATGTATATCAATTACGGTTTCAACACTCAAAAAGAAATTTATGAAACCGCCGAAAAAGCCGTTGAAAAGGCATTGAAAAATGAAAATGGTGAATATATTTATCTTAACCATTATGTAGACTCGGACAGTAATTTGCAGGGATGGGAAGCCTATCTAGCAGATAGCGGAGATTGGGATGGAGTATGCTATGCAGAAATAAACGACTGGAATGGGCTGATTTATTGGGAAGAAGAATGGGATATTGAAGCAGAAATTGAAATGGAGGTATGAAAATGACAGACAGAGAAAAATTGGAAGCATTGAAAAAGGTTATGGAAAAGTTAGAGGACTCCATAAACCTTAACAGAAACCGTTTAGAAAGGAGTGAAAAATAATGAAAAAATATTTAATTGATTACAACACAGGCGCAGGTAATAATTTTGCCGACAGTATAGAAGATGCCAAGCAAAAAGCCGATGAGGGTGCAGCATATACCCAAAAAGATATAGTTATATACGAAGGGAAATCAAACACTCCTACTAGCGAATGGAAAGAAATATTGCGCCGTAATTGGTGGGGAGTGCCATTTGACCCCGAAGAAACAGAAGAAACAAAAGAAGAAATTATTCAGTTTGGAAGTTTTGGTTATTATGGAGCTTGGAGCTAAAGAATAATAAAAAAGGGCTTAACGCCCTTTTTTTTATTGCTATTATTTAAATTAGCCATTCTCCCTGCCTCCCTTATAAATCCAGTCCTCTTTTATTTGCGTATTCTTTGACCGCTTCCACCAACAACTGACTGATTGACAGCCCTTGGCTACTGGCTAAATTTTTAAATTTATCCTTCATGCCTAGTGGAATGGTCGTTGCTAACTGGTCATAGTTCTCCTTGGAATATTTGCTGCTGTATAAATTCTTTTTTTTCTTGCCTTCCTCGGTTCTTTTCTCCATTGTATCACCTGCCCTTATATTTTGTCCTGTGTTGGGTTTTATTTTCCTATAGGTATATTTATATACCTTATTCCTTTTCCGCTTGTTCTGGGCTATTCTGGGTTGTATGTGTACTAATATAATAGTTTGCTGCCGTGATAAAAAATTCTGATAAATTAAAACCCTGTGTGATTGCATATTCCTTATATATAGCCTTCATTCCTTTTTTCATTGACAATAAAACCTTGTCATAATTAATTTTGTTGTATTCATTGTTGTATAGAATCTTTCTCTTTTTTCCTTCTTCGCTTCTTTTTTCCATTATTAACACCTCTTTTATATTTCTGTGTACATTATATAACACAATACGCCACACCGCAACCAATAAGGCTTTGCAAAGTTTTTAAAAAAACACTTGACATTATATAATGTACAGTGCTATTATATAGCCAAGCTAGAGAACACAAAAACAAATCAAACCACTCTAGCAACTATATATAAGTACATTATATAATGTACACCAATAGCCTATATAATCTCTCCAGATTGTAGGAAGGTTTAACGAAAGGTTTTATCTACTTACTTTAGCGGAAAATTATATACAAGCTATCAGACATTAAGAAGGGAGAAAAATATCATGAAAAACAACGAAATTAAACAGGAATTAATTCAGAAGGTAGTTAGCTACATCGAAGAAAAAAATTATCTGCCGTGGGACAAAGGGCTTCTTAACCCAGAATTTCTTCCAAAAAATGCGGTAACAGGCACAATCTACAAGGGTTTTAATTACATGATTTTAAATTTTATCGGGACTGACTCCACATCCGAATATGTGACCTTTAAGAATATCAAAGATAAAAAAGCCAAATTGGAAAAGGGAACCAAAGGAACTCCAATAATCTTTTTCAACTGGCAAAAATGGAACAAAACCGAGCAGCGACCTTGGAAAGAGGGCGACAATGAAAAAGATTTAAAAGAAATTCCATTCCTTAAAAGATATTACGTTTTTCCTGTTGATAAAACAGAAGGTATCAAAAAAACAAGAGAATTGAAAGAAAACAAGGCCAATCCTAGATTTGAAGAAGCTGAAAAAGCAATTCAAAAATTTATTGACGAAACAGGACTAAAAGTCAATTACAGACACGGTACAGGCTGTTATATTCCTGCAACGCATGAAATTAACATCACACCTATTAATCAGTACAAAACCTCTGAAAAATATTACAAGACTTTTTTCCATGAGCTAATTCACTCTACAGGCAAAGAGTTAGGGCGAAAAATTAATAACTCGTTTGGTAGTGAAAAATACAGCGAAGAAGAAATTGTTGCAGAATTTGGAGCTATGCTTCTTTGCTCTAAATTCAATATTCACCCACCGATTGAAAATTCTGCTGAATACCTCAGAAGTTGGGGAAAACATTTATTAGATAATCCAGATTGGCTAATAAATGGAGCAAACAGAGCAGAAAAAGCAGCCGAATACTTCTTAGAAGTTATTAGCCGTGAAGAAGTAAAAGTCGCTTGATTGGTTTTACTTGCTACTATCCTCGGATAGTGGCAGCCTAAAGCGAATCAACGCTAAAATTTATAAGGAGTGAAAAACAATGACATTATTTCCAGAAATCAACGACAGCCCAAAAACAAAAACTTTCAAAATCCCAAGCTACAGAATAAAGCTAGTGAAGGAAGCAACACAAAATTATAATACTTGCGTTATACGAAGCCCAGGGGATGCAGCAGAAATTCTTATGAAGCATTATGAAGAAGCCGACAGGGAAATATTTACAATCTTAATGCTCAATATCAAACACAAAGTTATAGGTATTCATGATGTATCAGTTGGAAGTTTAACCGCTTCTGTAGTACATCCAAGAGAAGTATTTAAAGCTGCTTGCCTGGCAAATGCAGCAGCCTTGATAATAGCCCATAATCATCCATCTGGTGACCCAACACCAAGTAAAGAAGATATGAATATTACACAAAACCTTATAGCAGCAGGAAAGTTAATGGATATACCTGTATTAGACCATATAGTTGTAGGTGACGATAAATTCATAAGTTTCAAACAAGAAGGATTTATTCAGTAATTATTTTACACAAAACAAAATGGAGGGCTTAAAAATGACTTATTACACAAGCGTTATAGAAGAAAATTTGAAATGGCAAAATACAAAGATAGCTAAAAGAATTCTAGCGGTTTTAGATAGGGACGTTGTAAGTGTTGTAACATATCATAATGCTTTTTGGTTTGAAGTAAGAGGATTTTTTCCAGAATACGCTAGAAAATGGATAAAAAGTTACATGAAAAAACACGGATATTGTTATTATATGGAGGCGTAAAAAATGACTTTCAAAAACCAAATCATATTAGACAGTATGTATGACAAAGATTTTAAAATTATTAGAAGTGTACATCAGACAAGGTACGGAGAACACTGGGTATATTACGACAACAAAAAAATGATGGTATGCCCAAGGCCAGATATAAATGGTAATGTGTGGGATTTAATTTGTGCCATGTAATTTAAACCCTGCTTTTATCCATCATTCTTGAATGGTGGATAATCTGGAAGGTTTAAACCTACCACAATAAAAATTTAGGAGGTATGGAAAATGAAGGAATTAAAAGAAGTAGCAAAGACAACACGCTCTAGTCTTTATTTTAATGGCTCACGCTACATCATGTATCACGATGGAGTATTATTTGCAAGTTATACAGCTAAAAGCGAACAGGAAGCCATAGACAGAATGTTACAAGAAGAAAAACAATATGAAACAAAGTTTTCATTATACTGATTAACTATTCATGGAAAAGGGAGGTTTTTACAATGGCAGAAGAAATAATTAATAGACATACACAAAAATCTAAGGATGAGTTAGTGAATTACAAAAAACTGATTATACATAATTCACCGATACTACTTAATGATAATGGTATAAATGGTTATATAAAGTCATATGAAGTCGAAGGATAAGGAGGTAATACCCATGAAAGCAATTCTTTGTAAACCGATTTTAACACAAAAATTATTAACCTATCACACATCAGTAGTTAATCTTGAAAAAGACAAGGACGATGAATTTTCCACGCTTGATAGTATGCACCACTTAATTGACTGTCGGTGCGTTGACTGTGCAACAGTAACAATCAACAACAAAGTATTTGATGTCTGGTTCGATGATGAATTTATTTATTCACAAAAACCATTATTGCCTAATGTAATAACAGACCGTCAGCAGTTAATACTAGGAAATATCCTAATAGCGAAAGCTGACAAAGAAGGCGTAACAATCGGGTTAGAAGAAGATGAAATAGAAATAGTTACAGAATGGCTACTTGATAACCATTCACAGGCGATAAAACACTATAACGCCATAGTCAAGAGAATGACAGCTTAATCTGTTTTACGAGTAGTCAAGGAAAGCTTGACTACTTACTAAAGCCGAGTAAAACCTTAAATCAGTATATACATGTATGTTATAATTAATTTACCAAATAGGGCTTATATCCCCCTAGCTTTAGCTATGGGGAGTATGTCAAAATCAGAAAAAGATGGAAGGAAGGTAATCATAATGAAAACGGATGATAGAAAAAATAAAATATTCTCATTGCGGATTGATACAGAATTGAAAGAACAGTTTTTTAAGATCTGTTATAGTGAGGACAGGTCCCCTTCAAGAGTTTTAAAATCGTTCATGGTTGAATACATAGAAAAAAATAAAGGCAAACTAAAAAAGGGCTAGGTCTACACCTAGTCTTTTTCCTTTCTCGCTTTCCTGTTCACTCCACATTCAACGCAAGCAATCACACCCATGTATTTATATTACCCACTAATTCACAATCGCTTAAACGGCAAATAAAAAGGCTAGGGATAATACCCTAACCTTTTTTTAGTAAAAATTTATCCATCTTCTGTATTTCTTCAAGCTCCTGTTGTCTTTTAAGTGCCTGTTCCTTTAACATCTCTTGATTTTCTGTTATTTCTCTGTCTGTATCAAGCCAGTCTTTTATACCTCTATTACAGTCAGCTTCATTATGTTCAAAATCATTCAGTTGACAGTCCCAATAATTCAAGCAACATTCACAGGAGTAAAATCCTCTCAAAAATTTCATAAGCTGCGCCGTTGTCATTGAGTTTATATAGTCCCTATTCGTCATAATCCGCACCGCCTATAAACGCACGTTATCAACCCATACATTTATATTACCTGCCTATTTAAAATCGCTTAAACAATAAATTTACTTCCGATAATTTCCGCAATTCACTACTGTTTGGGTAATTTTATCTTGTATGTTCGGTTTTAACCGCTTTTATCTATATAATCTTTCATATGCCCTATTTGTGCATAAGCATATTCTTCTTTGTTCGGTATTCTTTCGTTGTTACATTCTGGTAACGGACAGGTAAAACAAGATTGAGGTGGATTGCAGAAGTCTAATAGTTTTTCCTTTTTTCCTAGCTGTATTAATATTTTTTCTGTTGTTACTTTTTGTAAAGTCACTTCTTTTTTTAGCCATTTTTTAAATGTGTTGGGGTTAATTCTCGCATATTGACAAAATGTGCTTTCCTTGATTTTTCTTTCCTCCATATAATCAAGTACCTGCTTTCGTAAATCTTCCATGTGCCCACTCTCTTTTCTCCCGGATTGTCTCTTAATAATTTCGCTCATTTTACATGTTACTATCTGCTATCATGGCTCGCTTCTATATCATGTTACTTTTATGTACTTTGACTCACTTTTTCCCAATGTTACTATCAAAATATATGATTCGCTCATTTTTCCTGATACTGTCTCTATGTATGGCTTATGTTGCACTGTTTTGTGTTATCATTCAACCTGTATGTAACTATTTGTTAGTTTGATTCACTTCTTATCATTGGTATACTCATGCAGATTGGCTCACTCTAACGTGATGTTACAGTTTCCATCTTTGGTTTAGTTGCTAGGTGATTTTGTTCCGCTTTATTTCTTTGATACTTTTTATTCCATTGGCTCACTACGTGGGATTGTTACTGTCGCCCTATATGATTCACTTTGACTTCTATGTTACTATCTTGCAATATGGCTCATTCATTCGCGTTGTTACTGTATACTTCATTGGTTCACTTACAGGTTATGGTACTCTCTATACTTCATTGGTTCACTATCTTTATTTGATACTATCCAACTTAATGATTCGCTTTCTTTGCCTGTCACAATCTTAGAATATGGCTCAATACTATTATTTTCTAATTCGCTTGTTTGCTTGTTTGCTTGTTTATTCGCTTATTCCTGTTGTATTCCGTTCTTTTCATTCTGCATATAGCACAAGTTGAATATCCATCAGTTACTTTACGCTGACCGCAATAAGGACACATGCCATCTGCTTTCAGCCTTATATATCTTTCATGCTCGTATTTCTGATAACGTCCATCTTTTCTGCTTGGTTTTATATACCCTGCTTTACGTCTTTCCTTTTCTGTCTCGCTTCGGTACTGTAGACAGGTAAAGCAGAACACTCTACCTGTCACAGCCTTATTCCCACAGTCAGGGCATAAACCATTATCTTTATAAATTTTATATTCTTCTTTTGTCATTTCAGGCTACCATCGGTGGAGGTGTTATCATATGAGCGTGTCCCAATATGCCAATCGCAAATGGTTTTGGCGGTTCCTGTCCACGCTCCAGCCTATACCAAACATCAAAGAGATGTGACAGAAATATTTTTACTGCATACCTTTCAGCCCTTGCCTGTATATGTGCAGGAGGTAATATTCCACGGCTATAACACTTGTATGCTTCTGTATCTTTTCTATAGTTCTTTTTCTCTAAAGCCTGTTTAGCTATTTCTGCATTTTCCCCTGCTTCATTCCGCTGTATCTCATATTCCTTACGCTCTCGGTAAATATGACCATATATATCTTTGTCATTGTTGGAAACTTTGACAAATGACTGCCCTAATTTCCAACAGTTATGAACAGCAATACCATTAGCTATATAAGAGTTATCTTCCTCCACTTCAAGGTTATATACTTGTCCATTGTAATCTAACTTCCTTGGCATCCTGAACTGATACCATGTACCATCTTCATCATTTCTCTTGTAAACAACATGAACTCTCTCATCCTTAACATCTTTGTCAAAGATGCGTTTCAAAAAGTCGCTCTTATCACTAACATTAATCTTGTAATGTTTTTCATTAGTTGTGATTCTTGTAGATAAGCCAAGACTTGTAAGGATGTCGTAGACTTGATAAGCCAAAGTTTTTGAAACCGTAGTATATTGCAAGTTTTTAGAATTTAAAGTACCGTCACCCTCAAATAAGCCTTTGAGTAAATATTTAATCTTTTCCTCTGGTAAATTCATAAATTCATCAGGAATCTTCCTACTGTGTGAATCATCACCAAATAATCTCCTAAAATTACTTGCAACAATTTTGTTTACAAAAGTAAGCTGTGAACTATTCTGCTCAAAGTTATCTCTCTTTTTACACTCCTGATTAAACAGAGCCTTGACCTGCTTACTTACAAAGTCCATATATTCTTCCTCTTTGATGTTAAAGCCAAAGCCTATAGTGTTGTGACTAACATGACCTTCTGCAATAAACAATCCGAATAACCGCAGTGTATCTCCGTTGATAGGAATGTTTGGGGTAAAATACTTTGCTCTAGGTGCTTTAGTGTTTTCCCATCTACCTGTTGAAGCAATCTCTCCACCTTCATTAGTAACAGCTCCCTCTGCTTCAAATGTAATAGTATCTATGTCTTGATTTAGGTTTAAAGGTTTAACTGCAAGCCCTAAATGACCGCCTTTAACTTGACCTGCTGCTAACCAACCAATGCTTTCTTCATACCTGTTCTCTATCTTTGTTTTGCCATTTACAAGATTTGATATATATGCTAGTGATACACCGTACTTACTAGCCAAAGAAGTTAGTGTTGCACCTTTACTATGCTGTTCTAAAATATTCTCATAATCAATTTTACTAATTTTAAATGTTGGATTCTTGCCCCTTGTAAAAGACTTTCTTCCACCCTTATTTACCTCATAAGTTTTAGTTTTGGTAACATAGATAGGATGATAAGAAGTTACTTGTAATGGGGACATCCCATGTCCAAACAAAGAAAGCTCCACCAATTCATTATTTTCACAATCATTAACAAATTTTTTCGTTACTTTTTTGTAATTGCCCTTATGGGTAAGAACATACTCACCAACCTCTATATCTTTAATAGCTTTATAGCCATCTTTTACTCTAATCATGGTATCTGGGTGGCAGCACAAGACCTTTAATTTCTTATTCCACGCCAATTTGACGCCCTTTTTCATCGGTGGCAATGTCGGGTCAAGCCCTGCAAATCTCCATATGGCTCCTGCTGTCTCTGCCTTGTTTATATCTATGTGAGCTATAAATCCGGCAGCTATCACTGGCCCGATACCGCAAATTGACATCATCCATCGGCCAATCTGTTTTGACTGTGCATAAACCTTTAAACAGGCTTGTATATCATTCTCTAGTTTTTTATATTGCTCATTGAAGAAACGTAAAGTCTCATGGCTCTCCTGTTCGTCGTCCTTGGTTAATATTCTGATTTGATTGCCTGTCTGTATTCTGAATTTCTGTATCTGATAATAAAGGTCTACTAAAAACCTTGCCTCCTGCTCTTTCATAGTCTTGGATGCGTGTTTAATATCCTTTTTCAGCTTCTCCAATAACTCAAATTCTAATTCCATAACTTAAATCCCCCTTTTAGTTTTTGCTCATTTCATTTTCTCTATTCTTCTCGGTACAGCCATACTAAAGCCAATATTTTCTCCTGATTTTTCTCGCCCTCGGTATGAATTTCTCACATATAGGTTCGTCGCTGTCTCTTTCTTCTTCATCTTCTTCACACCAACCATCATACATTGAAGTTGTTAGTGAAGTTGATTGAAGTTTTTCTATGACATACTTAAAAAATACACAGCTCTTACATTCCCTTTTTCTTCCCAATGGTTAACCTCCTGTTTCTCCCTCCATGTATTCATCACAAGCCTCATCCTGCTCGTCCCTAAAAGTGTACAAATCACGTAATGCACAATAGTATGGCTTGCCTTCGCTTATTACCAGCCAGTGACAATCCCCACATTTACCCATTGTCAGCCCTCCTACTATATCTAACTAATCTCCATTCCCAAGGGTCACGGTTTGGGCTAACCATACATTTTGTCCTTGTGTTCGTATCAAAGAATGGACAGTCCTCACAGCCATCTCTATCATGATGTGCTATACACCACGACTTAATGCTTTTTGCAGCTCGTAACACATCATCATCTCGTAATATATCAGTATAACCCTGCCTATACTCCAACAGCTCTATTAACCACTCAGCAAGTTGTCTATGTTCTTTGGCACAATCATCACAGCCCTGTGACTTTTCAAAGCAATGCTGTATTGCTTCCTGTAAATTCATTTACTCTGCCCCCTATGGTTTAAAACCATCACCTATAACATCCTGCATGAAGAAATAACCTTCGTACAACTCAAACCAATTAAACATATTTCCATTTATACCCACCTGCTGTAAGATGGTGAGTTTTATAGCCAAATTCATCTGTAGAAATATACCCCCTACATACATTTGATATATTCCCTTGACTTATACCAACCGCCCTAGATGCTTCACAAGCTGACTCGAATCTTGCAATTTCATTCCCTTCCATATCCATTTGTACGACCTCTTTTTGAGGACCAAATCTTCTTACCATATTATTTTTTATAGCGTGTTCTTTATTTTCTTTAGCTGTTACCCATTCTAAATTATCAACACTATTATGTTTTTTATTGCCATCAATAAGATTAACTTGAGGTTTATTGTTCTTATTTTTTATAAACGCCTTTGCCACCAACCTGTGTACAAATTCACTTTTCTTACCAAACTCTCCGCTTAATTCTACTTGTAAATATCCACATCCATTATCTTTTTGTTTTAAGAGTACACCAGTTATTAAACTTCTTATTCTTCCCATTGATGATATTGCATATCGTGGATATTCATTTAAGATTGCCCATTTTTCCATATTACACCTCAATACTCTCTTGATATTTTAAATATCCTTTGTATATTTCAAAAAAGCCTTCTGCTGTCAAAGTGACAAGCCACGGTCTGCCATTCTTTTTGTGTGCCACAATGGGAATATTCCCCTTATTCTCTGCCTTGCAATCTCTTATAGCTTGTCGCATAGCTTCTCTGATGTTTAAGTGTTCTGAAAATTTCACTTCTTGGTGGATATATGGAAGTCCTATACAGTCAGCAGCTTCACCAGAAGAACCACAAAACTGTGCTGTTCGTCTTACTTCTTCAAATCCGTGTTCCCTACATAGCTTTGCCCATAGTAACTCACCACGTTTGCCCTTTGCTTTGCTATTCAAACTCATAATTAACAACCAACTTTCTTGTGTGGAGTAACATTTTCGGTCAACTGTTTCCTTAGAATTTCTTTTTCATAACGTTTAATTTCACTAATTAAACCATCAATAATCTCATACCTATGCACATATAAATCTTCAATAGTCCTACATCCCATTCTTTTCTCTATTGGATATTCATTAAAATAATGGGTTATCGTTATATAAGCTAACCCTTCATGCCAATGTTGTTCCATTTTTAAGCTAACTTCTTCTTGAGTTCTGCTTATTGTTATATCATTTTCGTCTATTCCCAATTCAATCATTGTCAATCCTCCTTATTGGCATTATTTTTCTCCCTTTTTATTTCATCTTGTAGAAATGGCATAGCCTTACGCCTGATTTCTGCGGCTGCCTGTTTTACCGCATTTTCCATAAGTTTTTTCTTTATTGCCGGTTCGTAAAGTATTTTTTTAGCTACATCATAGAAACATTGTCTTACAACACGGCCCTCTAAGTAAAAGCTAAAAATCTTTTTCGCAAGTTCATTCGCTGCTTTTTCTTTTGCCATTTCTAAAATTTCGTTGTCGTCAATTTCAAATTCAATTCTCATTGTCAGCCTCCTTCGTCGTTATCCACCTATCCCTATCTGCTATCCATTCTCTTGGTGGGCAACTTACATCAAACAGACAATCAACCACACATTCATCAATATGGAAAATACAACCCCTACAAGAAGGATAATGTTCAACACAATATTGGCTAATATTTTCCATTGCTTCTTTTGCTTTGATGTCATTCATTGTCAGCCCTCCTATTCCCATGACTCTTTGACCGCACCATCTTTAACCATCTGGTAGAATATTTCTATTGCTTCTCTTTTATCTTCAAAATCACAATTAACAGGCTTGGTTAATCTTGGGTCATTGTCACGCCACGGAATGATTTGCAGGCTATATTCTGAAACTATAATAATATCAATGCCACGGGAAACACATAAATACACACTATTTTTATATTGTCCATCACAATGCCTAAAGCCATATCTTTTTATAAAATCTTCAAGTGGTATATTAGGTACAATCATTGTCAGCCCCCAATATTTTTAACAAATTTCTCTTAATCCTCTGCTCCAATTTCGGTTTTATCTCGTCCAGTATTCCTGCTGTTGTATCATCAACAAAATCAGCGACAACACTACGAATTCTGTCAAAGTCAATAATTGTATAATCCTCACTATACCTATCAATATCTCGCTTGATAGACTCAACGATATACTCTCTTATCTCCTGCAAATTTTCTTCCGTTAATATGTTCATTTTATCTGTCATTGTCAGCCCTCCCTCTTTTCATTTTACTTTGGTAAATGATTTGCGCGAATATGCACCTATTTTCCATTGTTCATAAACATCCATTTCATCTGTACTGTACTTTAAATATACATATATCGGTTTATCTGGAACAGTAAAAGGAAAATCAATATCTATAGAAGATAAGGCACAAGTAAATGTACTACCATCTGGCTCTACAAATACCCTACCATCTAAATAATGAGCTTTACCAGTATCCCTATCTTTAAACACAGAATGACAACGCTTATTTTGGCATTGTCCATAGCCAACTTCAATCCACTCATCCTCTTCACCTGTTAATGGTGTCAACGGTTTCCATGACCAAAGCCTCTGAATTATACTCATTATAATTGGGGCTGACATACCACTGTGCCCCTGATTACATAAGACATCAAGAACCTCTAATACATTATTAGAAGCCATCTTACTAAACCCATCGTCATCTACATCTACATTCCACAATTTTAACTCATTTTTAGCCCAATCCATCATATTACTCATCGTCAGCCTCCTATTCAACGTATTTGCTATTGTGCCTGTCTATCTATAATCTCCACAATCACTAAGCACAAGAGTTATATGGCTTTTTGCAGTATCTAAAGCCGTATTTTCTAACAAAATCTTCTACTGGTATATTAGGTACAATCATTGTCAGCACCCCAAATCTTTTTATATAATTTTTTCTTTTGGTTATACCTCCATATTGTTGTAACAGTTTCATGTGCTAAAACATCATCTATAGGGCAAATATAAGCAGGAATAGTAGTGGTATGTATTCCTTTACACCAATAACTGTATTTTCCCATATTACAACATATCTGTTATTAACTGTCTCTATCACATCGGCAATTTCAAAAGATGGCAAGGGATTTTGTTCTTGATTAAGCCATTCTGCCCACACAACAGAACAATCTTTTTCTCCTCCCCATTCGCAATATTTTTCTACTCTACAATTTTGGCAAAAATTAACTCCTTTGTTGCATATTAAATCAGCCAATTCTTCTGCACTCATGGCTCTAACCTTATCAATGTTCTTCACTGTCAGCCCTCCTGTTCCATGCGTTAATCAATAGCCATGTCAATAGCCCATGTGCTTGTATGAGCCTGTTTAGAATATTTTGCAATATAATTAGCAGCCTCTCCTTTTGTCTTTCCTTCAAATTTTGGAAGTGGAAAATCACTAAATTCCTGCATTTCCATAATATAATTCAACTGTTTTTTTGTTGCAGGTTCATCTCTCCAGTTCATTTGTCAGTTCTCCATCTTTTGCTCACTCATCTCTTTTAACTTCTCAAACATGGCTATCACTGCCATATATTCATCATGATATTGACCTGTCGGATATACTGCTTCTACTCGTTTCTTGAAGGCTTCGAGATGGTTTCCTTTGCCATCATCCCAACAACCGCACTGCACATAATCCAGGTCGGCAAAATATAAAGTGTAGCTTTTTCTGCTACCAATCGGCCCTACTTGTATAGCTGTTTCGGGTAAAATAGCTCCCCTCAGGTCAGCTCCCCTCAGGTTAGCTCCCCTCAGGTTAGCTTCCCACAGGTCAGCTCCCCTCAGGTCAGCTCCCCTCAGGTCAGCTCCCCTCAGGTCAGCTCCCCACAGGTCAGCTCCCCTCAGGTCAGCTCCCCTCAGGTTAGCTTCCCACAGGTTAGCTCCCATCAGGTCAGCTCCCCTCAGGTCAGCTCCCCTCAGGTTAGCTCCCCTCAGGTCAGCTCTCCACAGGTTAGCTTCCCTCAGGTCAGCTCTCTCGCCACCTTCCCCTCTTAACCATAATTCATGTTTTTTCAATATTTCTGCTAATTTTTCTTGTTCCATTTTTTGCCCTCCTAAAACAAACTCATCTGCATCTGTTCCCATTTTTCTTCCTTAGCAAAGCGTTCTTCTAACTCAAACACGCTTGCCTTCGGTGTGAATTTTCGTCCTGTTTTTCCTTGCCAGTCTTTCAGTCTGTCCCATAAATCGGGATAAAATTTCCTAAGTTTTCTCAATTCGTTAATACCCTTCAAGGGGCAACACCAGCAAGACACCCTTTTGAAATGCTCATATAAGCCCCCCCATATAAAGCCTTTAGAATAACAATATTCAAGTGCTTGTTTTTCTGTTATCTGCCAATCGTATAATGGATAACATTTATCTTTACAATATGTTTCATTTTTATTCACTTCACTCAAATAGTTCTTTTCCTTCTATCTCCCACCATGAATAATGCAATAAAAAATATTATCGTCATTACCCCAACTATCATCCCTGCCCAAAATACTAGTACATACACCATAATATCGCTCATTGTTAATCACCCTCTATCTTTGTTAAACCTTTCTGAATAGCTAAACTTAAAGCATAACATTGAACTTGATTAAGTATCTCATAGCATCGTGTTCTGGACACATTTAAGGTTAAGCATATCTTGATAATACTGTGTCCATCTATCCACAATTCCACAATTCGCTTAATGATTTTATCTTCTTTTTTGCAGTAATTCAGCGTTTTAGTTATTACTTCTAACCATCTCTCAGGTCGTTTGCAGATAAACCCATCTTCGCATGTTACACTTTTAATTTCGCTTAACTCATATATTGCTTTTCTCTCTGTTGGGCTGCTAAAAGATGTTTTACTGTTCACAAACTGCCCATTACCTAGCCTGTTGTTGTCATTCCGATACTCCATTACAGCTTTTTTTATCATTTCATAATGCTTAAATACTTTGATAACAATTCCCATATTAGGCAGTTTCAAACGTCTGTATTTTTTCTTTTCTTCCTGCATACCAACTCTCCACGTATATAACCATTTAATATTTATAATAGCCTCTGAGATAATTTTTTAAGTTCACCATTGCCATACAATCACTTGCAAAAACTTCGTTTTTTCGGAACACCCCGATAGCTGTAAGAAGTGTATACGCCGATGTTATAAGGTCAGCTAATTCTTCACCTGCTCTACCAGCCTTTTTTCCTTCTTCTACTCCACCTTTATCGCATTGTATGTACTCCTGTAATGCTGTCCCTGCTTCTGTAAATTCTTCTTGCACTTTCTGCCACTGTTTAGACAATATGACATGTTTATCTAATTTTTCATTTGCATAAAACTCGTCACATGCTATTAAATCAACCAACTCTTTTTTCATTTTTTATGCTCCTTTTTCAACCATGCCATTATTCCATCCGAACAATGCAAACCTTCACTCTCACATTTTTCTGGTAGCCCATTCCCTATACAGTATTCACAGCAATCATACCTATCAACCAACATATCTTTTAACTTTGTTGGAGTTAAGTGTTTAAGTATGTGGTCATAATTGGTTTTCACAATGTCACCACCAATCATCAAATTCTGCTTTGCCCTCATAATCTGATGGGGATAATTCCTCAATAGCTTTGTCAATATATTCTTCCGCTTCTTCATCAGGTAAATCATCAGGTACATCTAGCAGGTAATACCCTGTGAATTTTATTCTTGCTACTGCCATCTTTATTTCTCCAACCTCTCTTTTAATTCTTTGCCTAATACCTTGTATAGCTGTTCTGCTTCTCTCGGTGTCAAATTGTAGAACAAGCTCTCATTATCCCTGCCAATGCAAATGATATAGTCCTCCATCTTGTGAATTAAAGTAGGTATCTTATCGTCTGCATATGAACGTGTAGCCTTGTTTATTGTTATATATTCCGTGTGCATCGCATTGAATGATGCACTAAATATCATCTTATTTTCGAGATTTATTTTTTTCATTTTTTTCTCTGACCTCTTTGCTTCTGCCCTAACTCTTTAGCTGCAAGGTAATTATTTATCATTTCGCTCTCACTGATGCTGTCGTTGTCACCTAAAGTTGGAGTACAGCTTACTTCCCAAAACTCACCATTAGGCTGTTGCTCCAAAATTATTGAATAAGGTATACCACCTTGGTTTAACACTCTGACTAATGCACAATCCTTATCAATTATTCTTTGCAATCCTACAAAAATATCATGCTTCATTAAAAAAACACCCCTTCAACTTCCTTTTTCTTCACGCTCTGTCCAGGAATACCCTTATAGTCATAAAACTTGCTTATCTCAGGATAGAATTGCAATCGTGCCGTGGCCTTTGCACCTAATCTGTTCTTGTCAATTATGACTTCCGTCCACGGGTCACCATCCTTCTTGTAATAAGTGTCACGATATATAAGCATTACAACATCTGCATCCTGCTCTATACTGCCCGACTCTCTGAGGTCTGCCATTGATGGCTTCTTAATCTGTTGTTTCTCCACACCTCGGTTAAGCTGTGACAATGCAAGAACTGGAACATTGAGGTCTTTAGCCAAATCCTTCAAACCTCTTGTGATTGAGGATAGTTCTGTAACCCTGTTCTCATGCCCTCTTGCACTCATCAGTTGCAAGTAGTCAATTACCAACAAATCAAGACCGCCTTGCTTCTTCCACACCTTAGAAGCAATCTTTAAATCACTAATCTCAAAATCACCCTTCTCTATGATTTCAAGATTCCACTTATAAATATTATCCAAACCACTATGTAACCGACTCCAAAAAGCTGTTGACTCACGGCTTCTTGACTTCTTTACATCTTCATCAAAGTTGTTGTTCTTTGTTTGATTGTCTTTACATAACTGTCTTTTTGCTTCTGCCTTTGAAATCTTGGAAGTGCAGGAAATAAGTTTCTTGTAAATCTCATCCGCTGTCATTTCAAGAGAATAAAAGATAACCCTCTTACCTTCCTGACACAGATTGGCAATTATGTTTAATGCCAATGTGGTCTTACCCATAGAAGGTCTAGCAGCTAGGATAAGCAAATTACCTTTCTTCATTCCTTGTAGGGAATAATCCAATTCCTTATATCCTGTGTTAATCCCCTCTGGTTCATCACTAACAAAAGACTCAAACGCCCTCATCAATGGTTCTTGTTTGTCTGCCTTTTTCACAGGCTGTATCTTTTCCAAGGTGTCAGTAATACTGTTAGTCAATTCATCAAGCGTTGTTGTCTTGTCGTGTATGCGTTTAGTAATTTCATCACAACAAAGACCAACACATCTTCTCCGTGAATTGTCCTTGATAATCTCAACATACTTACCAATACTGCCCTCATTCATAATTCCGTTATAAAGGTCAGTAAGGTAGGTTATACCGCCAACAGTTTCAATTTTTCCAGTGGTAGTCAGATAGTCGGCTACTGTTACCAAGTCCACATTGATGTTCTTCTCAAACATTTCTTTCAATGAGGTATATACACATTGGTTCGCAACACTGAAAAAGTCCTTGGCTTCAAGTTGCTCATTTATCTCAGCCATTAAATCTATCTTGTTAATCAAAAGGCGAAGCAAAGACTTCTCCGCTTCTACATCTTGTAAGTCACTTAGTATCATGAGTACATTTCCTTATCCCTAGCCATAAGGTCTGACACATAAGGTATGTCTGGTCTGTTGTCAGTTTGTGGTTGTTTTTCTTTACTCTTGTTCCACTCACGACTAGCCCAAGTAACAAGACATTGTTTCCAGCTTTTTATTTTTCTCCCATTGCTCATGTGCCAGTCAGACTCATTGTAGTAATTAAAGAAGGTATTAACATCTACGTTCTTATACTCAACCTTGCCAGCTTCTACCTTCTCGTATATATAAGCCTGAATATCTTCTAATGTTGGTGGCACAAATTCCTTTTTTTTGCGTGTTGTGCCTTTGGCACATATAGTATTTGTATTAGTATATGTATTAGTATGTGGTATAGGTTTGCCCTCTGGGGCAATTCTCATTTGTCCATTTGGGCAATTCTCATTTGCCATTGTGGGCAAATCGAAGCTATTCATATTTAATAATGTGAAACCCTTGTCCGTTAGTGTGTACCACTTTGTTCTGTCAAATTTCATTTTGTTATAGCAACCAGACTCAATATATCCATTTTTTTCAAGGTGACTCAGTATAGTCCTAACCTGTTTAGCTGTCCAAAACGGATATTTAAAAGAGAATGATTTAACCGTGTCGTAAGTCCAATACTTATTGTCAAAACAATTACGGTCAGATGCTTTGTTGCTCATAACCCAATGGTAGATATTTGATAGCATTATTGCTTCATTAACTCCCACCTCTACAGCAACGGTGTCAATAAACGAAATTGCTTGTGCCATCTACTCACCCCTTCAATCCATAAACTCTTGCTATTTTCTCATCAATATCAACAGGCTCTAACAAATACCGCTTAACAAAACTCTCTTTGCCTGTCCGATGTATCTCCATGTGATGATGTCTGCACAAAGGTAAACACCTCATACCTATGTGGCAAATCTCTTTGCGGTTACGCCCTGCCCCCACACTATCAAAATGATGCAGCTCCGCTTTCTTGCCACACACCGCACAACGCTTGTTTACTGCACACACCCAAACATATTTAGGTATATCCTCACACAGCTTGTACAGTGGTTCTCCACAAGGTATACCCTCAGTCAAACAGAAGTCTATGAGGAAGGTTATATATTTCCTTGCCGTGTCCTTGCTACAATCTGATAAGCTAAACTCCATATCTAGGGTTTCGCCTGTTGTAGCAAACATCAGCTTGCTTAGTTCCTTAGTAGCTTCTAGCGGTGTATATCCCCACCACTCAGATATATATTTAAGCAATATAAAGGCTTTTCTGCGTTGTAGACTTGTGATACTGTCAGCCGTTGTAAGTTCCACGGCTACACTCTTATCCAACTCATTTACTTTGTATTTGAGATTGTCAGTTATAGGAATGGACAACCAAATCTGATTGTCTTTTATTCCTTTTATCTCTGCTTCTATTATCATTAGCTACCTCTCTTACCCTCTCATTTGCCCCACAATGGACGGAAAATAAATATTGATATACTTATATACTCATACCACCTTCCGTCCATTCTAGGGCTATCTACGTTTGTTATTCACCCCATAAATCTAACTGTTCACCAATATTTCTTAATGTCTGTGCCATTATTTTGCAGGTTCTAAGCAGGGATTTTTTATCCAACTTAGCTAACACCTTGTCCATTTCTTCTTCTGTCATGTCTGACAGGCATACATTCACCCATTCGCCATCACGCTCAATGCGAAAATATATGCCGTCTAATTTTCTCAGTACCATTATGTCCTCCCACTAGCTTTAAAATATGTCTTGCATAATGCTATCTTTGATTTCGCAATCTGAACTCTGGTCGCAAATCAGACAGTTTGCATTTATGCTTTGGCAGTACACATCAAAATGGAATATCATCATCTGATACTGTCCCACCAATGCCGCCAAAAGTGTTATACGCTTTTTCGATTTCCTTATCTGGCGGTAATTCGACACCCTTATCTGGCGGTAATTCGACACCCTTATCTGACAATATCTCCAAGTATTCAAACTCAGAAACAGGATAGATATTGATTAGTTTGGTATGGTCGTACTTCTTGCCATTGTATATAGACGGTTCATTTCTGAACTGACCTGCGAAACGGCAGCCAACCATGTGCTTTTCATTCCAATCCCATACCCATTTAGGATTGCTTTCTTCTAAGCACTTTATGACTCTCTTGAACCAGCCTACACTGTCTCCATCTGTTAATTGGTAATATATTGCGTCTCCTGACCACTTTGCCTTATCTGGTTTGCTTTTCTTGTCCTTCATAAACTTGGTTTTGTAGAAATCCGTATAATCACCCTCAGCAATATCAAATGCAATCTTCAACATCGGTTGACCTTTTTTGCTGACAGTTTCCTGCACGTCTACAATCTTACAAATATAGTTGTCTAGCGGTAGCACATATAAACCTCCACCAGTAACTGTATTTGCTTCATCATATCCATTTGGTTTCTGCATGATTTAACCCTCCTGTTTATTGTTAAATTCATAGTATTTTCTGATAGCAGTATCAACCGCTTTAAGGTCGTTATCCATTTCCAGAGGGAACATATCTAACGGACTCTTGCAGGTGGTAAAACCATCTGACTGTGTAATAAATTTGTGTTGTTTTCCATCTGTCCACGCCATCAGAACAATAGTGAATAGTCCTTCAAGAGTTATCCAATTATCAATCATTTTGCCGACTGTTTTGGCTTTCAAGACTCCATCATCCAACCGCTCTGTATGGTGGAGAAAATAAACAATGGTATCTTTTGATGTTTCGTTTTGTATTACACGGATAAGGTTAATAAAGTGAAGTCCCATTTCCGTGTACTTGGCATAACCTGTTTCTTTTGCTCTTGCAACTTGCTCAAATGACATAAGGTAAGAACTATCGTCAATCACATAGCACTTTAGCTTGTTGTCCTTTAAGTGCTTGGCTATCTGGTTGTAGTCACTCGTATTAAAGGTCTTAATCTTGCTTCTGAAAGGTAGGGGCTTTCCTGCTACATTAAACACCCCTACTTCTTTTTCATTGAAATTTCTAAGGGAGGTAGACTTGCCACTCCCACTATGCCCTAAAATCAATACTGGAATACCAATAATAATCACACCCTTTCTGTATATTTCCAAACATAGCCACCGACTGTCTTGTATCTCTGTCCTCTACAACACTCTAAAATATGGTTACTGTTCAAACCGCATTGTCTACCTGCTTCAGCACTAGAAGGAAAATAAATTCTCCTATTTCACACTCATATTCATATTCTTAACGAGCGTTATACCTTCAAATTTTTCTCCGTTCTTGATTGCTTTCTTCAAGGCTTTTTTATCGGGCTTCGGCTCTGTCGGTTCTTGTGGCAAACGGTACTGCTCTGGAATAAACGCACCTTTCTTTATATCCACAGACTCTCTAGGGTTGTAGCTTATGACATAATATTCATTCTCTACCTTCTCGCCTTGAAGTACATTTTCCAAATACTCCATAGCGTTTTCCACCCTAGCTTTTTTCCGCTTGATGCGTTCCTCTAATTCCTTCTTAGCCCCTTGTAGGGACTCAATGAAAGCGTTCGTGTTCTTAATGTACTTAGCAAGATTATCAATCTTCTCTTGCTTAGTAGCTTGAAGTTCTTCCAAGCACTCTTGCAGAGTCATAACCATTCCAGTTTCGGTATCAACGATTTCATCAAACCCCTGCTCCCACAAGTTTAAACAGGCTTCTATTTTCTCGTTGAGTTTATATATGTTATCTGCCATTTCACTACCTCATTGATAAGGTTCACCCCTATTTACAGAACGGGGTTAATAGAAAGCTGTATAGTATACACCCTACAACTCCCCCGACAACTCCTAAACCTGCCAATATCAGCCACGCTTCATTTGTGAAATATGGCAGTTGCATATCCTTTTTAGGTTTCTGACTCTCTACAACATCTATCCATGTCTTCATGCTTACAATCCCCTCTATCAGCTGGCCCGATAATCTCTTTCAGCTCATGCAACATAAGAACCACTATAGGCGACTCGTCCTTGTGCTGCTCCCATTTTTCTATAAAGGCTTTAATCTGCCCCATCTTATAGCCCATATCCATAATGAGCTGTAAATCGCTTTTCATTCTGCCACCTCATAATCTTTCAACCCATCCACATAACAGCATTACTAATACTGTCATAGCAGGTACGATAATCCATTTTTCGAGCCAATCATAACGAAGGGCTTTTCTTTTCATCTCTACTCTTTGCTGTGTTGTCATTCTTTTTATCCTCCATGTAATACCTTTCAAGGAAATATTTCCTGCTTACTGCTCCCCTGCGTATGAGATACCCTTTGTCAGTTAGCTCATTATTTAAATTTCTTATTATCTCATAAGCCTTTTTTTTACTGCTGATGTTCAACAGTTCCATAACATCATCAACTAACAGTAGGGTTTTATCTTTACGCATGGTTTTTCTTTTCCTCCCTATTTCTTTCCTAATGTTAGTGTCTCGCCCAATACTTTTAATATGGCATCCGCTTTTGAAAGCGTTGGCTGACTAACAGCTTGCTCATATTTATAAAGCATTGGCGAGGATATACCCGTCAGTCGCTCCAACTGATATATGCTAATGTTTTGTCTCAGCCGAGACTCCTTCATCAGCTTTGCAAACATTTTTGCAAACAATTTTCCACCTCCAAAAAAAATATTAAGAAAGACTTTTATTAGCGGATAGCGCAGATGAAGTCAAGCTATTCGCTATAATATTGTTCCCGAATAATATTATGTTTGGTTGTGTTCTGATTTCCTTAAAGTAAACTTTTATGCCAAAAAAATATCTTCCCTTGTTACGTTATAGAGTTCACATAACTTTTCTAGGTCTATAACCTTGATGTGTGTTTTCCCTTGTTCCCAGTTCGATATTGCTTGTGGCGTTTTGTTTATTATTTTTCCTACTTCTGATAATTTCAAACCTGCATTGATACGTGCAGCTCGCAAGGAAATCTTCAATCCCTGTTTTGTTTCCATTACATCACCACCTTTATGTTATATTATAAATTTCCTTTTAGGAAATGTCAACAAAATAATTAACTTAAATCAAATTTTTATTTGATAACATTTCCTATTATTTATATAATACAATAAAGAAAGGGGCGTGAAAAAGATGATTGCTGAGGATAAGTTTAGGCAAATGTTTTGTGAGAATTTAAACAGGTTAATCAAAGAAAAAAATGTAACGCAGCGTGACGTGGCTAATTTTGTTGGTGTTTCTTATCCCACTGTCAATCATTGGGTTAAAGGTAACAAAATACCTCGTATGGACAAGATAGATAAATTATGCTCTTTCTTTTTATGTACCAGAAGTGACCTTTTAGAATACAAAAAAGATACAAAAGAACAATATAATAACATTCTTCTAAATGACCACGATAGGTATATGGTTGAAGCCTACAATAAAGCTGATGATATTATTAAAGATATTGTAGACAACGCTTTGAATAACTTTTCTAAAGTAGATTTGAAAAGCCTATCTGACAGGGAAAAAAGAAAAACCTGCAACGCAGGTTAAATCAATCATATCTATATCTAAAAAAAATGGCGGTGTCCGTACAAACGGCACCGCCTTATGATAGAGGATTAAAAAAATGAAATTAGGAAAAACTAAAGAGAGAAAAGCAATATGTGTATTTATTGTAACAACAGTTCTCCTTTTATGCAACCGAATAAGTACAATGAAAATATGTTAAAAGTGTAACAAAAGTATACTAAAAGGGGAAAATTTATGTCAGCTTACTATGATGAAAAGCAGAAAACATGGTACTGCAAATTCCGTTATACAGATTGGCAGGGTAACAGCAAGTCAACATCAAAGAGAGGTTTCCGCACAAAAAAGGAAGCTTTGCGTTATGAGCAGGAACAAAAGACCAAACTTAAAGAGTGTCCTTCAATATCATTAGAGTCATTATCAGTAGAGTATCTTGCAGATTACAAGATAAGATACAAGCCATCATCTTATCTTGCTACGGAAAAAAACCTGCGTAAGTACATACTGCCAGCATTGGGAAAACTTCCTGTTAAGCAGTTGTCACCCCTAGTGATAAGGAAATGGCAAAACTCTTTAACATTGAAAAATCTATCGGATAGTCTGCTATACTCCATAAACATCACACTCAGCTCTGTCCTTACCTATGCAGTTAAATTTCACGGCTTATCATACAACCCTATGCGTAAGACAGGCAGGCAGGGGAAAATCACAAAGAGAATTGAATTTATAGAACTAGACGAGTGGAAAAAACTGGACAGCGTTATTGACAATATTTACTTCAAGACTGTTTTAAACCTGCTGTACTGGACAGGGATGAGAATAGGTGAACTTATGGGCTTAACTGCCAAGGACATTGACACTGACAGCTTAACCATCACCATAAATAAGCAATATTTTTATGGCGAAATAATACCTCCAAAAACAAGCCAATCTATCCGCACTGTAACAATGCCACCTTTCCTTGTAGAAGTGTACAAAAAGTATATCAATAGTCTTTTAGAAGTACCAACGCTATTATTCGCCATATATGACAGAAAGACAATAACAAAGTATCTGCAAAAATATTGTCTGAGAGCTGGGATAAAACCTATTTCCCCCCACGCTCTAAGGCACAGTCACGCTACACTACTGATTAATCAGGGAGTCCCCATAAACGCCATTGCAGAGAGGTTAGGACACACACCAGCAATGACTCTTAACATCTACGCCCACTGCTACAAAACACAGGGCAAGGATATTGCCAACGCACTAGAAAAAATAAATGTTGGTCAAATGTAGTCACAAGATTATTTAAAAACCGTTAAACCCCTTGTAAATAAAGGTTCTCTTTAGATTTTCCCTATACTCTGATATTCTAACATATAATTATACATAATGGTAAATCGTTGTAAATAAAGGGTTTTAATGGTATCTATTTACCAAACATACATATAATTTTATAGGGTTTTTGAAAATTTGTTGGTCAAAATGTAGTCAGAAAAATACCCTCCTGCCTATTGGTAGAAGGGTATTTTTATTACAACATTTCCATCACTTCACGAATGGCCTTTCTTTCGCTTTCAGAAGCTCCATTATTCATCAATCGCTCTAATCCAGATTTTAAATCATGACCGCTTCGCTGATTGAAATAGCTTTGACCATCATATGAGCGATAAGAGTTACCATCGTAGCTATTATCATAACTGTTATCGTAAGACCGACCGCCATTCTCATATGACCGCCCTCTGCGATAAGACCTTTCTTCGCCGTAGCCCTCACTGTCAGCCTTATCCATTGCATTAATAGCTTTTATTTTCAAGATTGCGGATATAGCGTTCTTAGCCGTGCTCACATCACTTGTGGAGTTAAGCCCCTTCCGTGATAATTCTTCGAGTATTCCGCAAAACTGTTTCTCCATTTTTTCCATCATCTGCTTATCCATGTTATCACCACCTTATCGCATTACTGCCAAATCTGGCCGGGTAAAAATAATGTTCGCATTTTGGACTAGAATAGGAATTGTGCTTGTATTCCTTATGGTCAAGGTTTCACAGCAACCTTTTCTTACCAATGCGTTGATTGCCCTGCTCACATTGAAAAACTGCTCCACCGCAGCAGGTGTGACAATCATTGTTGAAGATGGGATAGTAGCACCGCCTAACGTAATAGCCAATGAAATTTCTCCGACTGTTTCTCCTGTCGGGATAGCAATATTAGCTCCAAAATCAACTTGATATACTGCTGATGGTGTCGGTCTGCAACAACATTTTCGAGTGTTAGGGGTATATCCCTTTAACTCAAATAATCCTGTTCCGTCCCTCTCCCATACTAATTCTCTTTCACATGGGACAGGATTTTCAGTAAACACTATCTCTGCATTAGGCTGTACTGTTTGTATCACATTTGAAGTCCACTCTGACATAACAGACTCCCCCTTACATGCCACAGCCACCATAATTCATACCGCAACCACACCCATTAGGATTAGCTACTACATAAGCAGGAACAGGCTTAGGACAACAGGAACTAATAACCGCCTGAGCCTGTGCGTTCTGTCCCTGCAAAATCTGAGCAGTCTGTGCAGTCTGAGAAGCGGCAAGGCCAGCCATATTAAGCTGAGTACGCAAACGCTCATTTTCCTGCTTGACATTATCAAGTTCAAGCTGACAAAGCTTGTCAAGGACACTCTGGAAACCACTGTTCTGACTCTGAACAATAGCATTAGTGTTAGCAGTATTCTGTGCCATCAGGTCACGCAACCCATCATTGAGAGCCTGTCGGTCTTGGCAGTTTTCGGTTGCTACGACATATTTTAAGTCCTGAATACCACTCTGCGTCTGGCAGCAACAGTTCTGCAAGGACATAGCCAAACCATTCATAGCCTGATTATTAGCAAGCTGATTAGCATACAGAGTACCATTTAGACTATCCTTGGCACCAGTTATAGCTGCAACAGTGTTTGCATTACCCTGGCATTGTGCCAAAGCATTATCAGCAAAACCATTACCAACCTGTGCTTGCAAAGAAGCAATACCGGCAGAAGTAGCCTGTTGGTCAAAGCCACGTTGAATATCAGCATTGATAGCATAAGGAGCAGCATTGGCTACGTTATTTCCCCAACCATTATTGCCCCAACCACCGCCAAGACAAAGCAGGAAAAAGAGAATAATCCACCAGCCAGAACCACAATCATTACCCCAACCATTACCACTGCCATTACGCATTACGGCAGCCATATCAGCAGGGGACATAGTTCCATTTTCAAAGCTCATAATAAAAACCTTCCTTCATAAGTTTTATATATCAACCCTTGCAAGTATTGATTTCAAAATTTAAATCCAAACATGTTTGCAAAACTTCTAGCCTGTTCAAACTGTTGCTGTGATATTTTTCCACTCTGCACCATCTGATTAACCATGTCTTGCGGATTCATGTTTGGATTTTGATTTAACATATTTTGTTTCCATTGATTGAACTGTTGCATTAACTGTGTAGGATTTATACTCATTTCATTTCACCCTTCTTTTCTGAGTTCAGACTAACCAATATTTTTTGTATATTTTCTTTCAAATCGTCAAACTCCTGTCTTGATACCACATCAGCACTTTGCTTCTGCGGCGTTATCTCTTTTATTGCAAACACTCTCATAGGATTAGGCATTCCGTTAGGCTCCGTACTCTTTATAAACATTTTGCCGTTATTAGGGTCATTTACGTTTATTAGTGCCACTGTGGTATTAGGTGCAACAGGGTAATTCACAGCCATGTTGTCCTCATTTATAAATGCTATCATAGAATTTGCCGTTGTTTGTGTCGTTCCATATCCGTAAGTTCCGTACCCTGCCATCAATCAAGCCTTCTTTCAAAGTAATAGATAGGTATTTCGTCCCCACTATCCCATGTATCATAATAGTTTCCGTCAACTACTGCTACTACATGCGTTCCTGTGGATAATATATAAACACCCTTTGGGTGGTCGTTTGCAAAATCATTTACTGTATAACAATCTGGGCAAGTATCTGGAATAACCTTACGCTTAAAGCCGTTATCCTTTAAATAACTTCCCCATACATAATTTATTGATGGCATATCTCGAAGTTCAAAACCTTTTGTAATAACTCCGATATATGCTTCTTCCCAAGTCTTGTTGAGGGCTTTTGTGATTGCCCTTATTACACAATCCCCTGCTTTGTTATTATCTGTGTTCGGATTATACTCTTTGTACAATTTGACCACCTCGCATAATAAATTTTGCCATATTTTAAACTAAGCGGAATGTCTGACAAGGGATTTGAAAGTGCCAATATTGGACAACGCTTTATTCAATACACACCTGCTTATTTTAAAATACGCAATGGACAAGGTTCTCTTTACACTTCGCTCCGACAGGTTTAACTCCATAGATATTGCAATTACAGACTTATCTTTTAGAATATGCAGACGAACAATATCTTCTTGCGTTGGTGTCAAATTTGCATTGTAGATAGCTTTCTCAAATTCTTCTCTATTGCAAATCTTTAAATACTGTCTTGTCTGCTTTGCGTAAATGTTCATAATTGATACCTTCCTTGTGTTTATTTTTAAACATAAAAAAGTGGGGCAAAGTTAATTGCCCCACAAACAATTAAATTAAAATACGGCTATTAAGTTGTTAATCTGTTGTTTTTGTGTATTGTATTGTTATATAAACAGGTTGATTACTAGCCCAAGCTGCTGTGCTTCCCAAATGTAATAAATCTACATTTATATTAGTATCATTACTTTTTACACATTGAGCCTCAAATAAAGATGGAACTGTATTTGCTATATTTATAATTGAGTTTATAAATGTCATACCACCAGTACCATTAAATAAAAATCCATCTAGTTTTACTAAATATTTAACTTTCAAATTATCAATATCTATATTTTTTGTTTCTCTAGTTCCATGAGTAGTTACAGTTGGCATTGTATCTTGAATGGTAATTTGATACAAAGGCTTACCATCTATCCAAGTACCTATCCTCTGTTCTGTAGTTGAATAATTTGCATAACTTGTAGGGTTATTGTACCTTATACAATGCAGGAACTCACCTCTTAAATCTGGGACTGCAAAAGTAGTAGTACCATTACCGCCAAAGAAGTCATAGCTACCAAACTGTGTATTGATGTGGTCAGCCAATTCTTGATAGTCAGTGATATTATACACACTGCCATCACAAGCAAGGTAGTTATCTGGTGGTGTAGTACCCATATAACTGATAATAGTACCTAATGGATTGTTCACACTTCCATTACCACTACCGCCACAAAGCATCTGCCACTTACCTGCCAAGCAGTCAGTATCAAAGGAAGAACTGCTAGTATGGTCTTGTACGCACACATATAATTTATTATTCTGTACAATCAGCGTATTAGTGTTGTAGTTGGTATTAGCTTCCCAATCGACAACACCGGCACCGCCACCAACCTTTTCCCAATATACTCCATCATCACCAAAAGCATAACCTGTTACATATATAATACAATGTCCCCAACTTCCATCGAATGTTGGCGTAGCAACAACCTTCAAATACCTGCAAGTAACAGCGTTAAACTCAAACTTCTTTTCACCTGTGTTCATATAGAAACCATCATCAGCATAAGTTTTCTCAAAGAGGGTTGCTGTTGGTGTGCTAGTAATATCATTGTCTGGCATAGCATACAAAGCTAATGAAGTGATGTTGTCAGAACCCTTGCCTGTTGGTACTAATACACGAATTGTAAAATCAGTAACATTATAATAATCACCAAGGTCAATCAGTTGCTCTCTTGTTACATTAGATGGATGTGGGTCATACCACCACATACCGGCGCCATTAAAAGCCCCTGTCTCTGGGTCTATGTAATTAAGAGACAAAGCAGGTTGTTCAAGTGGACTATCACCCCATGCCACATGAGATTTTACACACCGATATGTACTGCCCTCATATATAATAGTGCTATCTTTAGCATAAAAAGAACCCTTCTTGAAGTCTGGTGTTGAGTGGTCTACTTTTAGCCACAAACCGTTATCATAATCTCTCTTAAACATATCAGAGGTATGACCTTCAAGACACATATACATATCGCCTATGTACTCAACGATTTGATTTTTCTTGTAGACTGTTTTTGTTTTCCAAGAGTCTACAATTAAGCCTGTTGCTTCATTGATAAGCGACCATTTTGTATCATCAAATGCTACATCATTGTTAGCCGTGGTACACTCATAAATCTTACCTTGGTAAACAACATATTGACCTGCCTTATAAGATGTACCACTCACCCAAGCAGTTAGGGACTTGTCAGAGTCTATCTGTTTTTCCCATTTGCTAGGAGTAAAAGTTAAATCACTATTAGCCGTAGTACACTTATAAATAGCCTTGTCCTTGATAACTAAAGTGCCTACAGTATAAGCCTTACCACTCTGCCATTCAGTAATATAGGATTGAATAGACCCCATATCCTGCCAATTAGAAGCAGTAAATGTAGTATCACTATTAGCAGTAGTACATTTGTAAACACGGTTATCATAAATAACATAATCATTGGCAGAATAAGATGTGCCACTTTCCCACGCTTGTATATCGGACATATCACCTATCTCTGTCCACTTAGTTGCGTCAAAAGTAGTATCGCTATTTGCGGTAGCACATTGATACAACTTGTTATCCTTGATTACAAAGTGTCCCACCTTGTAACTCTTACCACTCTCCCATTGTTGCAAGTCACGCTCTGGCTCACCGATGCTAGTCCACTTGTCGGAGTCAAAGGAAACATCACTGTTAGCGGTTGTGCATTGATACAGTACATCATTGTAGATTACCAAGTCACCAACAGCATAGGTTTCACCGCTTTCCCAATCAGTAATTTGGAAGTTGCCACCGCTTGCACCAATTAACTGCCACTTAGTTTCATCAAAACTTGCATCATTGTTGGCGGTCTTGCACTCATACAAGTTGTTGTTATAGATAACATACTGTCCTACATTATAAGCTGTTCCTGCTACCCATGTTACGATGTCATTGTTGGGTGCAAACTCTACAGATAATACTCCATCATTTGATATACTCAGACCACTACCAACCTTCACACCGCCTAATATTGAATCACTAGCAACAGGCAATGTGTAACCGCATATCTTTATCCACTTATCGCTATCATTGCTTATTGATGTATTGTCTGATACATGATTAGTCAGACACCGCCAAAGAGCACCATCGCAATAAACAATTTGGTCTTTTAGATACTGTGTTTCGGTGTGCCAATCTACCCAAGATATTAGCTCCCAATAATCCTCATCACCAACAACATCATTCATCGTAGCAAAGGTATCTCTTGATATATGAGGACTCTTACACCGATAAATAAAGCCACCTACATTGACAATCTCATCTTTTTCATATTTTTCTCTTGCTTGCCAATCTGGGAGCACTGTCCCTGCGTTATCTGTTATAACTACCCAATACTCAGTATCATCACCAAATTCTGTAGATGATACATGCTCGTTCACACAAACATATAGGGTATTACCAAAAAGAATTATATCATCAACCTTATAATTCGTGTTGCTACTCCAAACAGATATTCCTTTGCCACCATCATTACCTGCACCTATCACAACCCAATCGGCAGGGTCAAAAATAATTTTATGGTTTGGCACAACACATTTATACAGCACATTATTATAGATTACTAATGTTCCTGTCGGATATAAAGTGTCGGGTTGCCAATCCTGCACATGATTAATAATTCTAGTTGTAGAACCACCACCAGATGAAGCTTCGTCATTTGGCGTAACAATAATATCACCTGTGGTATTACCTACCACTCTTACATAGCTTACGCCTACAGTCTGGCTAAATTTCAGCTTTTTACTTGGGCTTAATCGTATACCCGTATTAAATTCTGGTGTTTCTCCGTCAGCACATACGACATATTCAATATTTGAAGATGTCATGTTCTGCAATATACCGCTAGTCTCTGCGAGTGATACAAACTCTTGATTTTGACGATTATATACGCTCATGTAAAACCCCTCCTGTTCCCTTATCCGCTACTACTGCGACTACAGATGTTCCGCTAGTCGTTCTTACATATGGCTGTCCTGCCGATGAACAGGAGTACGCCACCACTTCGTCAGGCTTGATATAGATACCTTTATCATTTGGTATGCTACTGTCTGCCATAAACTGTACCTTAACGCTGCCTTGATTTTGTATCAGACCGCTTGTCTCGGTAATTGGTGTGTAACTTGTCGTTACATTGTAAATTGCCATCTTATAACCACCTTTCATATGTTTATTTTTTCTTGAAATTTCACCCTATAACAAAAACATGTTTATTCAGTAAACATGTCACCATGAATAGGATAGCTTGGCTATTACCCTGTTATTTTCCCAATCATACCCTGCACCTATTCCAATATACTGCCCATCATTGGTAATCTTTCGGCTGATGGTAAAAGTTGCCTGTTTATTTGATGTGACATCAATAGTACGGATAACCTTCTTATAGGCTTGAATGTTATATTGGTTAAGCTCCACCTTACTATCCTTTTCAATATCATTCATGCTCACTACTTTGTCGGGATTATTCTTGTCAGTCACAATGGCAAAGTCAGCCTTGTTGTCCTTCCTCGCCTGTTCGCTTTCCTTGGCAACTTCTTTTCCGGTCGTTTGAACTACATATAACGGCTCTTTGTTCTCTGTCCGTATCTCACGGATAACAGTAGCTACTTCCTTGGTCTGTCCACTGTCAAGGCTATACCCTGCTTTTTCAGCAGCTATCTTAGTCCCAGTGGGAGTCTCAGCAATGGTCTGTGAAGTCCCCTGCACTTCAACAGGTTTATTCATGGCACGATAAATCAGAAAACCACCAATAAAAAAGGCGACAATCATTATGATTACCGCCATTATGGTATATATTTTTTTGCTCACTCCATCGCACCCTTTCCGTATAATTCGTCCTTAATCATTATGATTATTTTTCGTGCTACAAGGTAATTATCATCTTCCTGCCTGTCCTTATAATATTGCACAAGTTCTTCTTTTATTTGTTCCAATACATCATTAGGCAGGTCAGCAAGATTTTTCTTTATGTTATCCCCTACGATATTAAGGGCGAAGTCACTTCGCCCTATTGCATATCGTAACGAAGATAGTAAAACAAAGCTGTCTACTTTGAATTTATACTTATCTTCTACCAAAATTAAGTCACCTCTTACTGCTGATAATCGGTCACACCTCTTGCAATGGCACGTGCAAAATCATCAACATTGTTAGTCAGCAGTGCAGTATCATCATCGTTACTGATAAAAGCAAGTTCCACAAGTACGGCTACTGCTTCGGTGTTTGTGAGAACATACAATCCATTCTTATGTGGCGTTGCACCCTTTATCCCTCTGTCAGTAGTCCCCAAAGCGTCAACAATCTGCTCCTGAATACAGTTTGCCAATGCACGACCTTTAATACTGCTCGAATAAAACCAAGTTTCTGTGCCATTTGCCTGTTCACTTGCGGCAGCATTGCAGTGAATAGAAATGAACAGGTCAGCTCCACTGTCATTAGACTTTTCACAGATATATGCCAAACTGTCATTCTGAACATTGTCAACGACTTCAACACCTGCGTTGATTAAATATCTCTCAACCAAATCAGCACATTTTTTTGCAACATCACATTCCCGAAGCCCTGTTTTCTTATTCACTGCTCCACAATCGGGATTTCCGTTTGGACTATGTCCAGCATTTAAAAATACTTTCATGTTGTCACTCCTTTACCATCTGTATGTATTAGGGCTTTGTCCATTGTCTCTTACGTCAACATGACAACCCCATTCATAAATCCCGATACCATCAAAGCCGACTTGCTCTGCGTACCAAGCTAACTGCTCTGGTGTATTGCAGTGGTCATAATCGGGTGTCTGAACATCAGCAGCATTACCAAGTACATGCTGACTGTTAGGAACGCCACCAACTTCTGCGTTATGCTCAGGACACCTATAGGCACAGGAAATTTCAACTGGCCCACCTATCATTTCTCTTAATTCGTCCAATTTCTCCAACAACAGCGGATTAACTTTATTACCGCCACAACCACAATGGCACTGTGTTTCTTCAACGCTAAAATACTTGCTCATTTTTTCAACCTTCCTTTCTTGTATAAATAATAAAAGCGACTCCTAAAAGTCGCTTCTCCTACATTATTTTTCTGTTTCCTTCCCAAATACTCCAATTTTTCTACCGCCTATATAGCCAATAAGACCGCTGGCTATATTAGTTGAAAGTTCGTTTGTTCCTGTGATAACAGAACCCCATAAGGCTATTACAAGTCCTACTGCCACAAGGTTTTCTGTCTTTAGAAATTCTCGCCAAATCATTCTATCACCCTCTTTTGTAAAGTATCTATCCTGTGATGTGCTGAACGTGTGGACTGGTCAACCTCAGCAAGCTTTATCTCCATAGCATGACGGCGTTCCTCATGTATTCTTATATCGTCTCTTAATTCCCGTATAGTTATTCGTAATTCGCCAATTGCTGAATACAGCGGTCGCAGGACAAAATAAGAAAAGACACACCCTATGAATGTTAGCACCACAGTCAATGAAGCCATGTTCTGAATTGTCTCATTCATATAATCACTTCCTTTCTCCCAATAGAAAAGGTGCGACTGTTAAGCCACACCTTCATGTTGGGAAACTTTATTCATTTTACTTATTGTACCATTTTTTCTGCTAAAAAATCCCGAATTTTAAGAAAATTTTTATTTTTATTTTTGATAATCATTTACTGCTTTTTGATAATCATTTACTGAATACACTTTTTTCTTTTGTATCTTTTTCTCCTTCTCCTTTTTCTTTTTCTCCTTCTCCTGGTTAATCTCATGTGATGTTTTGTTCTTCCGTTCCCTTTCTGTCTTTAGGCTTTTAGGAGTTATACCAAGGTCATTAAGAAGTTTAGCATTTTCAGCAGAAGGGTTAGCGAGAAATTTATCAATAGCCTCCTTTTTAGTTTCTTGTTCTTTCTGCCTATTCTTATAATCTTCGCTTGCTAATTCACTTGCCAATGTTTCCCCTACAGGTGTAAAACCAAGCACCCTAATAAACTGTTCATAACCATTAGCGTATGTATATTTGAGTCTCCCTCTTGTAGTTCTCACTTCGCCACGCAAGCCAATAAATACATTACCAATGGAAGGATTAAGGGCTTTTAGTGCTTCAAGGTAGTTTCCATTCCATAACTGCCTACTTGTTTGCAAAGCAGTTGAAAGAGTTGTCCCACCTATAGTTTCAGCAAAAATTTCTACTTTTGTTTTCTTCATATTGGCATTGCCACCTAAAAAGTCACCCACACCTATTCTGCTACCTGTGTTAATGTCTATGATACCCAAAGCACCATAACCTAACGCTCTTGTTATAGCATTGTCACCAAAATTATTTCTTAACATTGCCCTAAATTCAGCAACAAGGTCTTTATCATCATCACCACTGACAAAGCCTAACAAACTACCTGCTAGACTGATAAAAGGCACACCAGCTATTCCACTTAAAGCCATATAAGGAGCAGTATATTTCAGTAAAGCTCCAAAGGCTCTTGCGTTAGTGAAATTTTTGTCTTTATTCATTTCCTTTTGTTCCTTGAATATATCATAGAACAGTTCAAGTTGTTTCATTGGATATTTTTGGAACTGGAGTAGAAGATTAGCTACTGCTCCAAGTCGATTATATATCCCGTTGGCATCAGCTACAGAATAATCAAAATTAACTCTTGTATTTACCATTTTGGCATATCTTATAGCTTCTTTGTGGCTCTTTCCTTCGTCAATCGCTTTTTGATATGCAGTAAGCAAAGTCACCCCTCTACCAAATGAGTCTGTTCCTCGGAACAAGAACATTGACTTACCAGCTAACTTACTTATCTTCCCTTGCAAATTAGCGAGTCCGTCAACCTCTGCTTTTGAATAACCGCCTGCAACGTCCATACCTAATTGTGTTTTTAACCCCAACTCATCCCACAACAATTTTCCTTCGTTGCTATTGTGGTCTTTCCATGCTTTCCAATATGTAATAGCTGCGTTTTTGCTTAACCTTTTTAGGTTTTGTAGGCTAATATCCCCCATAGCACCAAACGTATTACAAAGCTGTGTTACATTCAGTAATGCAGAAGATACGTTTACCATACCTAATTTTAGGATTGTCATAGGATAAGTCAGCCAATGAATAAACCATAAAGCAGGTCGCCCATTAGCTACTTCTTTACCTATACCTAATGTATGCAAGGCGTTGTTTAATGCCATTTCAACCTTGTTTGGAACCCCATTAATCGCATTGATATACGTTCTTATATATTTCGCTGTTTGCCCCAGCTCGCCCATGTAGACCTTTTCATTACCCCATTTACCGAAATTTCGTTCATACAGGGCATATGATAATCGTTTATATGGGTCTAGTGCTACATATCGTCCAACTTGATTCAGATATTGGTATGTTGCATTAAGTAAATCCTTTTCGTAATTCTTAACTCCTTTCCGTTTCATCAGATTTCCCAAAAATCTGCCACGATTGCTTGTACGAATGTCGCTATTTGCAATTTCTGTAGCTTCTTCTGGTGTCAGTAAGAAATCTTCTTCTACCTTGCCCATCTTTTTAAAGTAATTATAATCCCCCATAATAAAGGCTCGTTCAGAAGCTCCTGCTACCTCATGCACCTTTGGCATGACTCTGTAATAACCTTTCTTATCAGACTTGTTGGCATATTTTATTGCTTCATTCATTGTGTTAAAAGTCTGTAAGAATTTAGAGTTGCCGTTTTTGTCTTTTAAGATTTTTCCGTCTTTATCAACCTCCACAACTGCCCATTCGTGGAACATATGAGGTACATAGCCTTTGATTTTGTTTAAACTTCTTCTCTGAATATATTCTACCTCATATCCTTCACCCGACAATTTTTTTATAGCTACAACCTTGACATCTGAATTTTGCTTTAACTCTTTTATGTCACTAGACAAGAGTTGCTCCGTTTTTCTTTCAACAGTCGGATAACGATATGTATATCTCTTGCGCTTTTTATCACCTTCAACATCATTTACAGATACTATCTCTATAAACGGATTTTCAGCTTTCAAGTCAACAAGTTCACCATCAGTCATATTTCTTGCATCTATTTTCACCTGCCTAACTGTTCTGTCTAAAAGGTCATATGCTCTGTTAAGGAGCTTACGCATTTTTAAATATGCTTCTATCGTTTCCTTATCGTGTCCTTTTTCATTCAATTCTTTTGCAGTATATTCTTTCCCCTCCACATCGCCATTAAACAATATAGTATTTAAGGCTTCTTTCCGCTCTTTATATTTAGGGTCGTTTGCACCAGTTAGATTATTTAGGCTCGCTTCTTTGTACCCTAATACCTTTTCAATGTCGTTCAATTCTTCCCTAAATTCAGTGCGTAATTTTTCTTGCTTTTCTACCGCTTGTTTACCTAACGCAACAAAAGGAGCAACAATTTTATTGTACCTTGCCAAGAATGATGGTGAGCTAATAAACCGATTGAATATATTCAAATCGTTTGGATTGCTTGATTTGCGGTCTACACGAACATTATCATTTTCCTTTTCAAAGCCTAACCGCTTCAATAATGCTGTTGTAGCTCTTTGATACAATCCCTGGGTATCACTTGATAAAGTATCATCGGTAGGTTTGGAACGTGAATACTTGATGTTATCATCAACAGTGCTAAACTCACCAGAGTTATCGGTGGCAGATTTGATTTGGTTAGGATTGAATACAACTACTTCATGATTAAACACACCATCATTTGCATTAGATGCCTCGGTTTGATAACTCGTTGCAAATGTTATTAAGAAACCACCATCACTTAATAATTCGACTTGTGGTTTAAATCTATCATAGCCTTTTCCGTTCTTTTCCCAATCACTATATTTTTGTTCAAAAAACTCTATTGCTTTTTCTTTATTTTGTTTGCTAAAAGTTTTACTTTCAGTTGGTACAGAGGTTGTGTCAAAAGGTTTGCGAATATTTAAGAAACATTCTAAAACTTTATTTCCATAACTTTCTGCAACATTCTTGCTTTCAGTAAAGTAAAAACCATCACCGCTATTTAAACCGTGTTTTGGTGTCACTCGTTTGAAAACATCAAACAACGCATCAGTACCATGATACATTACTTTAGGCTCACCATTTTCATCTATTACTTTGGAAGCGTTCTTAGGGTCATTCTCCCAATCACCAAACCACTTTTTAAAGTTAGGTGTACGAACCTGCAACCACTGTCTTTCAGTAAGATTAGTAGGCTTGCCGTTTGGTGCTTTCATCCATTGGTCAGTACCCTCATACTTTTTGCGTACTTCTTCAATTTGTCTCTCAGCACTAACCTTTTCCTGTGATTGTCTATCCATAGTAGCACTGATAGGATTAGTATTATAGCTTTCACTTACTGTCTTACCATTCCTAGCCACTGTCCACATGCCATTCTTGAAAGCAAACACAGGCTTACCATCTTTGCCTTTAATGTTGGCAAGCTGACGATTAAGAACGGCATCCATCTTTGCCAACTCATTAGCCGACAGATGGTTAGGTAAACTCTGTTGGCTGATAGGTTTTCCCTGCTGATACCCCACGGCATTACAGAATTTATCCCACAAGCCTTTCATGTGACCGACAATTTTTTCTGCTATTGATGAATTGATTTTTCCAATGTCATTAATCAATCTGTTGGCTGTTGACGTATGGCTCATGGCATCACATATCATTTCCTCAATGATTTCATCATTCGTCATACGCTCGCCATTGAATATAGACTTCCGGTACTCGCTTAATCGCTTTGCATGACTTACACCCTTAATATTCTCCAAGCAAGCTGACAGACTGTCATAGATATTCTCATTACCACTAGCCTTCAACCAATGAACAAACTCATGTATGAATATATCCTTTGCAGGTACAGTAGCTTTCCTGTTAATGAATATCTCTCCGTTATGAGTGAATACACCACGGTAGTTAGGGTCATAGTGGGTAACAAAGTGAACAGGTACGCCCAAGGCTTTACCAAACTTCATAATATCCTTCTCGGTCTTATTCAGCTTAGTATAGTCTACCTTTGGGAGTTTATCCAACCTGGTATCAGTGTCACCATTCTTCTTTAGGTTCTCAGCACTATTAGGGTTAGGTACAGAGCGAGAATATTTGTTGCCATTAGAAAACCCCTCTGACTTCTCAGAAGGGTTCTTTTTTGCTTTTAATCTTCTTCCTTTATCTTCGGCTTTTCTGTCTGAATTAAATTCTTCCAATTCTCGCCATCCAGAAATTCCAATGCTAATTTCTCCACCATGCTCTCTGTAAGTGCAGAACTCTTGATAACAGAACCTTCCATAATTCAGCCCCCTTTGGAAAATTTCTCCAAGTTGTTTATACAGCTTATTAAAATCATGTCCCGTAAAATCTACTTGATTTTTGCCATTATCAGTTAATACATACCTTACAGCGTTCTCTTTAGCTTCACTGTCAATCTTATCACGATTAAACCATTCCGCTAAAGAAGTAAACTTACGGACTACCTTCCTCATTACATCAGAATTTTCTTCTGTTAGAATGTTGTTAATCTCTGCATCACTGATATTTTTCTTCTTCATATCAGCAATAGCATTTAGCAGATTTTCTTTAACTGTTTTAAAAATGCTGTCCTTGTAACTGTCACTTATTTTAATTTCATTATCTTTTAATCGGTCATATTTGTCAACTGAATTTTCATTTTCTTTTACTTCTGAACCCTTATCAGATAATGAGTCAGACGTAATAGCTCTTAATTTAGTGTTGCTTTCGCTGACTGGTTCTCCGTTACGTTCCAATATCTTAACAGCCTTGTCGTTGAATATTACGCAGCACTCACCATCAATGCTCCCTTTATAGGAAATGCCTTGTATACCTTCATCGAACAACGCAAGGGAAGATGCTTTAGGTGTACCCAACGCATTAGTTAAATCCTTATAAATCATCTTACCGTATTTATTCTGCCACTTTTCTAATGCCTTTGTCCGTTCCTTTTCTATGGTATGATTTTCTTCTAACTCTCTTTCTTTTGCTTGCAGAGCTTCTTCATAGTTTTTTAAATAAGTTTGCTCATTCTTCAGGGCATCCTCTAAATTATCAAACATACCATCGTAATAATCGTCCAAGAAGTCTGAAATATCTATTTCAGTTCCATCTTTGATAAGCTCATTTATGGTATTGATAGTTTCTCTACTGCTGTTTACTCTGTTTGATAAAATTTCATATGAACCATCAAAAGAGCCATTTATCTTTTGTAATGCTCCATAAGATAATTTAGACACAAGAGTTTTGATAGCATCTTGTATTAACTTAGGTTGGTCGCTGAGCTTAGCATCCTCTCTAAGCATAGTATCAGTGGAAGGAATATCTACTTGATAGAGATAGCCTTCTGCTTTCAATGTTGGATAATTTCCTGCAATAGTTTTTTTGTACCAACTAATTGCTTTGTCAGATAATTCATCTTCTACTGCTTTGTCAATAATGCTATCTGGATGTCCACCTAACATTGTTTGTTCAAGCATATTGTATTTATCCTGTTCAATTTTATATGCTTCACTCTTAGGGTTCAGATTATTCATTTTATTTTCAGTATCATCATACCACTGAGATAATCTTTTACCTTCAAACAATGCTTCTTCTACTTTACCTGCATTATCCGTTGCAATCGCTCTTGTCAGTTCTTTTCTATAGTTATCACTAACATCTTTGTTTAGTGCAAAATACAAACCCCATCCATGAGCCTGCGTACCTTCGCCTTTGCCCATAAAATCAGTGCTAAAGCTATCAAACAGATGTGGCGTGCCATGCCAAGCTGCCAACAATGCAGGGTGTAAAAATGCTACTATGCCTTTTTCGTTTTCCTCATTGAGTTCATAAATGGAACCATCAGCAATAGCATACATGATAGACTCGGCATCGTGTAACATACAACCATTGTTGAATACGTTGAACAAGCTATTGGCAAAATTCCAAATCTTCTGGAACAGTCTGCCTATGCTAGAAGTCATATCAAACATAGTACCCCTTGCATTGGACTTGTTTATCAATTTTCTGTAGGCTTCTGCACACGCTTCTTCATTACCATACTTATCGAGCAATATCTTTTGCTGTGCCTTGGTAAGTGCAGTTCTGAAAGCTAAATGAAATGCTTCATGGGAAAGAGTATCTTCATAACCAATTCTGTTTAGCAGAGTAATAACCTGCTCGCCATCAATGGTCTGAGTATCACCAAGAATACTTACATCATCGGTGTATTCTTCGCCATAATCTTTGCGGTATGCCTGTTTGCGTTCCTCGGTAGCAATAACCCTATCAACGTAATCAACACGTACCTTTTCGTCATTAAGGTTAAAGCTGATAGAGTCCTTGTTCTGCACAATGTTGGTTGCTGTAGGGAATTCGGTCTTAACAAGCTCTAACTGGTTCTCCCGATTAATCTTAGCTTGCTTCTGAATACCCTCTCTGGAAGTATCTACAGCTAACTTAGTATTGCTATCCTTAATCTGCTTAATAGCCTTATCAATAGCTTTCTTGCTACGGCTCTGCAATACTTCCTTCATTACCTGCTTCTCGTCAGCGGTGAAGTCGCTTAACGTATCAACCAGATTAACAATGGACTTAGCAAGTCGTTCCATCTTACTTTTAACTTCTTCAATGGTACGACCACCATAAATAGAGTCATGCTTCTTGTCCTTGTGTGGTTTCTCTGATAAGAAGAATTGATTTAGCTTCTGCCGGATAACAGGTAAGAAAGTGCTAACAGTATCGTTCATATCCTTGGTCATAAAATCGTCACGGATATTTTCACCAACAATTTCCGCTTTGGAAACAGTTGCAGTTTCACCAGACTCTTTTACCTTCTCCGCCTTAGAATTTTGACCTTCTAATTTGCGATTTAAGGCAGGTTTATTTTCGCTTGAAGGTGTTTCCTTGCGTGTTTCGCTTTCCACCCCTTCACGGCTCTCCTGTTGCGTGAGAGTCGTTTTTTGTGCATTTTTCTTTTTTGCATTAGAAGAAGTCCCCTTCTTTGGGGAAATTTTCTTCTTGCCTTTATTATTTTTTGCTTCTTCTTTTTCTGTCCTTGCTTCGGCTAACTGCTGATTAATGGTTTTTGGTTTATTTTCTTTTATATCTTCAACAGGAACATTGTTTCTTTCAGCTATGCTTTCTAACCTACCAACAACATGCTCTACCTCATTCTGATTTTCAGAATTAAGGCTTCTGTCTATTGCCTGTTCACTGATAGGTACATTGTTCTGCTTTAGCCGTTCCTTCAACTGCAAGCCGTAAGCCTTGGCTATTTCTCCTGCTTCGCTTGGGATTTCCGTTTGCCGAACAGGTCTATTGCCTTCTGCTTCGCCAACTCCACCTTCTCTGCGTAGCTCATTTCTTCTTGTTTCGTATTCCTTGGCTTTTCCTGCGATTGTTGCGAGTCCTTCAATGGCATTTATAAGCACCTCTCTTTCTTCTTCGCTTCTGCTTCTTCTTACATCACTTATCAAACCATTTGCGACATCTATAAAGCCCTTACCTGTCTCATAGAAAAGGTTATCCAAGAACTCCATAAACTCTTTTTCCACTTCATCAAGTGTCTCCAAAAATCCCGCTAAATTCTTTTCGTCCATAGCACGATTTACATTTTTCCTTGCATTGCCTATAGACTCTTGAATTTCAGCCATTTTAGCATGGTGTACATCAGCCTGTGAAGGTATATTATCGGGAACACCATTAATAACCCTGCGTACACCAGCATTATCGCCATTACGCAGGGCATTTAATAACTCATTCTTTATTTGTGGGGTAAATACTCCATCTGCACTATTCAGCACACTGTTAGCCGTAGCTTGTTCCTGTGCGGTCAATGGAGCATTGTTATTCAAGCTCTCAACTTGCTGTCTTGCTTCCTGCTGTGCATTTTCATTTACCTGTTGTTGTTCTTGCGAAGTCGGCTCTATTATTCCCCGATTATCATTTATTGGCTGTTGTTGCAATTCTGTCTGAGGTAGTACAGTATCATTATTTTGTTCAGATATATGTTGCTCTAATGGTGCTCCACTAGTTAGCTGCTTATATGTATTCAGCACAAATAAAGGAGCATTTGACTGTAACGCCTGTCTCGCTACAACCTGTTGCTCCTGTATGCCATTATTGGCAATCTCCATTAATCCATTAATGGCTTCTGTAAAATCAAAGGTGTTTACCGGCTCATTCTGTACATCAGCAGTATTATCAATTTCACTATCATTAGGTGATTGCTCATCAATGGTTATCGCCCTTGCATGTTCTTTTGCAAGCTCCCTCAGACCATCGACATCATCATCGCCTATCATCTCTGTCAACTGCGTGAATGAATCTAAATTTCCTTCCTGTGTGTAATCAATTACTGCCTTATTTGCGTTGGCCAGAACCTCATCATCACTTGCATTATTTATCAATCTTTCATAATCGGCATATGTCATGCTATTTTTATTGCCATCATCAAAGAGTTTTAAATAATCGTCTAATGTGGCATTATCACTTTGAACCACACTTCCTGTGCTGTTGGTATTAACATTCGGTGTTTTTCTGTTCTTACGTTTTCGCCCACCATTCGGTACATTCTGTGCTAAGACTTCATCAACATAAGATTGTATGGAAGGTGCTCCGTCCTGTGGGGCTGTCCATTCCCTACCCCATACATCAGTTGTTTCACCTTTAACATACCTTTCAGCATTATCTTCTCCTGCGTACCATGCCACCAATGTACCTTTTTTACCATACTTATCGTAATACTGTTTCAGCTTGTGTCTTGCCACAATTTCTTGATTTTCTGGTGTCATTTCAGCATTGCCATCTAGCCCTGCTTCCTCTGCCCAAGGCTTCCAATTATATGACATAATCTGATACTTGCCTTTGGCTCCGCTGTCAGGATTAACATCATCGTAATTTCCACCGCTCTCCTTCATACCAAGCTTCGCCACTAAGGTATCAAAGTCACTAGCAGTATCTTCTTCATCTGCAAAATCATCTTCAAACTCATTGCCAGCTACCACACCATCGTTAAATGCAGATGCCTTAATAATAGTAGCAGGAACAAGATTATCCCCCATGTCATAAGAGTCTTGTGATGTAACTTGGTGCTGTGAGGACGAATTACCCCATATACCACCGTTACCATCAGCAATAACAGAATGTACATTTAATCCGTCCTCCCCTTCTTTTGAAGTATCGTTGTACAGAATAATATCCCCACGCTCAACATTGGCAGGGTCGAAAGCAATAACCGCTAAACCATCTCTCTGTGCATTGGAAGCAAGGGTATCACCATCAACAACAGATTGCTCTAATTGTGAGCCAATCCATGTATTACCTGCTTCTGCTCCAATTTTGGTAACAGCTTCTACACACCCTTTATCTCCGTTTTTCATCCGCTGTCCTTTGAAGGTGTTGAAAGCGTTTTCCCAAGGGTCTGTACTTTCATTATCATCATTAAGTTGTTGCCCTCTTATTCGTCTACTAATACCACCTGCACCATGCCCCAACAACGCAAGACCGCCAGCTCCAACGGCTCCTTCTTCTGCTGCTCTAATTGACTCATCAGACCACTGATAAGGATTCATTAAATCATTGATACTTTGATAATCTTTCCAAACAAAATTACCATCTTCATCAATGGTTGGTGTATGTGCTGACTGTATTTGGTTTTGCACACCTTCTTCATAGCCGTTTAATGCCATGTTCCCTGCTATGCTACCTGCCACTTTGCCTGTGGTTGTTATCGGTTTAGGAACCATATTAGCAAAACGCCTTAGTGCCTGTGCGTTTGCTGACGTTCTACCTACCTGCTTTACTCCGTTAGCTACATCGTCAACAACATTAAATGTAGGTATGATTCCTCGCAATATTGGATTTGCTAATGCACTCTCTACTGCGTTAGTCGCTGTCAGTAAGGCAGAATTTTCTTTATATACTGCGTTTGCTTGCTTAACCGCTTCATCGTGTGGCAACCCCATTTGCTCTAGTTCATCTATTGTTGCTCCTTTTTCTGCCAATGCTTCATATTGTCCTGATATAGCCCCCATGCCTAAATCTTTAAGCAACTGACGTGCATTTCCTGAATTTTCTAATGCGGTGACAGCCCTACCCACAGCAGGGAAATTTTTCCCTACTTTCATTGCCATTCCTGCCACTCTGCCAGCAGGTATCATAGTTAATGCCGTAGGTATTAACATGGAAAGTGCCGAACCTCCCACATTAGCAACCTGTGGGATTGCACCTCTATTAATATCAGTAAAATAATTGAGCCATGCACCCACCCCTTTATCATGTGGTACTTCTACTGTGTCTGGAAGATTAGCCATTCGCAAAGTGGCATTGCGTGTCATTTCTTTACCAAACTGATTTGTAGTATCGCTCAAATCCAAACCTGTTATAGTGTTTCCAAGAGTGCTAAAAAAATTATCGCTAAATCTTTCAACAAGTCCACCTATTCCACTTGTACCCCACATATCACTTTTGGCATTATTAATATCCTGTCCCAACTTATATTCAGGTGAGTTATATAAATCATTATCATATTGTGCAGTTATTTCCTGGTATTTATTTCTGTCCTGCGAATAAGGGCTACTCTCCCTTTCAGCAAGAATACTTCTTAATTTATCAAAAGTGTCTTTTGCCATGGCTCATTTCCTTTCAATAACCTCCAGATGATGATTTACCTTCGGGATAAATTCTGTTGAACAAATCAGCTAATCTGTTATAGTACGGCCCCCATATATCCCTTGGTAAGCCTTCCTTTTTTACAAGGTCATCTAACATTGTTCTTGCTTCTTCAAAGGAATGGTCATCCTCCGCATCATCATAGCTTCTTATTCCACCAGCTGTATTAGAATAACTTTCCACCTTATCAATTAATTGCTCTATTTGTTCTAATTGATAGGCAATTTGATTTGCTTTTTTATCATCATAAGCGTTATTACTGTTGCTGTTCCTGCTTCCACTATTACCTTTTCTTGCAAGTCTATCGGCTATCTGTAGTTTTCTTGCATAAGCTTCAAGTGACATATTTGCTTTAGCTGCCGCAAGTGCTAACTGCTGTTTGAATTTCTGATTAGCTAAATCCTGCTGACGTTTAGCCTGTTTATTCTGTGCTTCAATTCGCCATTGATTAGCCTGTCTTGCATTTTCCCTAGCATTATTCAAGTTCCAATTGTCCTTGAAAGATGGGAAGTTTGCCATCAATGCAGTAGCCCTCTTAGGGTCAGTGCCTACCAAGTATGACAATGCAAGGCTGGCATTTGCAAAGTCCCCATTATCCAATGACTGAACAAAGCCATTAGTATATGTGTTGCTCTTTGCTTCGTTTATCTTTTCGTCAATTTTATTGCGTTCCATCCACGCTTCTATATCGCTGTACTTAAAGCCTTTGCTTTTAAAGAACCTTTCAAGGTTTCGTTTATAATTCGGGTCAGTCATATCTGTTATGTTATATGGGACGGCATTATTAGACTGCCCTCGACTGTTTATCTCCGTCCCGTCAGAAAATTTCCGTAAAATCCCCCATTTGCCAATCCTCTTGCTATTTCGCCAATGGAAGGTGCAGCAAAGTTATATCCATTACCTGCTACTGCCTGTGCCGTTGTAGGATTAGCCATTACATTACTGTTTACAGCAGGTGCGGTCTGTGCCACCTGTACAGAAGCCTGTGCAGGGTTTATATCTTGTGGCGTATTCTGCAACGCTTGATTTGCAGTAGGACTCTGATTAGCCCTAGCTGAATACAGTTTGCGTCCATTCAAATAATCCTGTGCATCCGCATATGAAGCCGTTGCTCCGCTCTGCAACCAAGGCTCTGCCACTTCCATGTTCTGCCTTACCCAATTGGCATGGTCAGCATATTTCTGAGCCACTTCCGGCATACCTTCATTTAGATAATGCTCATACATCAGTTTATCATTCATAATCAGATTGCCACCCTGTGACAGTATCGGCATACCATTAGCAGCTATCAGAGAACCATTAGCCCTTAACATTTCATCACGGCTCATATTTGGTTGATTTGCTACAGCCCTGTTGGTTACATTAGCCAAAAGACTAGGTATATCCATTCTTCCCATATTCCCAATATTCTGTGCCATCTGATTATCAGTCAATGTCCTACTACCGCCATTCAAAGCCTCATCATACGCCCTATCCATCTGCGTTCTGTTCCTATTCCTGTTGGCATTTACTAATCCGTTGCCAAGAGTACCACCCAAGTTATAAAAAGTATTAAGCCAAAAATCTCTGCTTGCCATATATACCACCTCGTTAATTATTTATTGTTTATTTAAATGCAGGTATGCCCATCTGTCCACCTGCCCATGCTGTACCAAGTCCTAATGCAGTTGACAGTAACATATCTCCAAGCGAAGCACTAGGCTGTGTCTGACTGGATGTGCCTTTACCACCCATAGCACTTGCAGCATTGTTGAGGAATGAACCTTCCATATTCCCTGCCATCTGTCCCAAGGTCTGATATGGTGTATATCCTGCGTTTGCAGTACCAATAAGGTTATTACCCAACTGTGCCTGTGTTCCTAATGCACTAAGATAAGACTTTGCCATAGTATCAGCCACGTTTGATGATATATCATTCAGTCCCTTATTGGTTACAGAAGAATTGATTACACCTCTAGTGCCTAGATTGTTAATGGCACTGCCTACAGTTGAATTAACACCTGTTCTTATGCTGTCTGCCATATTCTGTTGGAGCAGTGGGTTTATCTCTCCGTTGGCACTCTGCCCTATAAGGTTTTGACCTCGACTGATTAATCCACTTGCCGATGGTAATATGTTTCTAAACCGGTCAGATTGTACACCTGCGTTGTATTGGTCTAATAACGATGATATTCCTGTCTGTGCCTTGTCAGCATTACCGGCCAACAATGACCATATCCTAGACTCCTGTGCTGATGGTGTATAGCTCATTGTAGTAGAACCTCCACCACCTTTACCGCCACCACCAAACAACTGCAAATCAAAATCAAACATTTTCCGTGACTTGTATTTCATTTTGAAAGTTCACCTCCCAAACAAATATAAACCTGTCGCCATGCTGTGTAGCTGTCAGTTTTTCGCCTTTGGCATTAACAGCATGATACCTTAACTGTCCTTCCTTATTTTCCGTTTCCGTTATCTTAAATCCCAGTCTACGGATAAAAGGCTTAGGTTTACGCACAATAAAAGCAGTTATAGCAGGTAATTTGAACATCTGACACAGCCTATAAGCAATATCAACCCAATAATTCAAATCACCGCATAACTGCCATATGTATACTCCTGTGTCCTCTGCCTTATACTCACAGAAACCATGCTCTGGAGAAAAATAAAAGGTGAATGGTTGTTTGAATTTAAACGCTTCACCTGTGTGTCTGTTGTAATATTCTATCCATTCATTAAGCGTTTTCATCAGTGACCACCGCCGCCACCACCTGCACCTTCCCAAGCCTCACCCATTGCAATGCCTAATCCTGTAATGGTTATAGGCTCTAGCACAGTAATACAATTAACATTACTTGCTACTGTATTACTCCTTTGAAATTTTGAAGTGAAACCCCTGTTTACAACGGCATACCGCCATCCACCATCAGACCATATCTGCGTTGGTGTGACAGTATTGCTTCCGTCTGTAGTAAATTGTGCTACAACAGTTATAGTAGAACCATATTTTACAGTGAACGTGCTTGTGTGGTTTGTGCCGTTATATCCGACTCTTATTATTTGTCTAGTATCGTTTGTTCCATCAAGTTCTGTTACAGTGCAAGTATAATGCGTATCTGATTGTACAACAGTAACAGTACAATTTCCTGTTATTCCTGCATCGCTGATTATCCCATCAATATAGCCTTTTAACTCTGCTTTTAAGGCTGTCAACTTACCATCTATAGAATTGAGTGCATTTTGCACCTGTGTTCTTAAACTGTTTGCCAATGACTCTATACTTGTTATCTGTGAGCTTATCTGGCTTGCCAATTGGTCTATAGTAGACAACCCACTGTTAAGCAGCCGGTACAGTCTTTCAAACTCTGCCTTTACTTTCTGAAAAGCTGATAAAGGCTTCTCTGTACTCCCTGCTTCAAGGTTGAGTGGATAACCTGTCTGATAATTATACTGTGCCATTTACCCCACCTCCACTAAATCACTGTCTATTTTATTAATCATCAATGGTGCATTTACACCCCTTGCTTTCATATCGAAACTCCTGTCACGATACACCATCCACTTTGTATTGAACTGTGTTTCGTTAGGAAATATATAACTATCATCATCTACTATATTGGTCGTTATCTCCCTTATAGTCTTTTCTTTGATTTTTCCTTCTGGTATCGGTACTTCAATTTTACCTTTTGCCATTATTACATCTGCTTTTTGGAATGTGTCACTGAATGGCACATATGCTACCCTTACCCTCTTTAGAAGGTAACTGTAAAACGATGTGTCAGTCTTAGCCGTAATCCTCCAATTAACAGGCGTTGCTGTATTTGAATATAATTCATCATAAAACACACCATTCATTAGCCGTGTAACCTTGTCAGCCTTTACCAAAAGCACAGAAAAGTAATCAGTAACCAAATCCATTACCCTGCTCTTAAACTCACGTTGCAGAAAGGCTCTGAATGTCACATCGAATATTATTACATTACCGCCTCTTGATGTTATCCAAATCTGATTAAGTATCGGGATAAACACCATTTTCGTTTCTTCAATATCCAAATCACTAAATAAATTATTTATATTAACTGCAATATTCTGTGGTTGAATATCACCATAATTCTGTGTTGTTTGTAAATAAAACAAGCTATCCCTGGACAGTATAAAAACCCCGTCTTGAATAGCTGTATAACAATTCCTGTTGAGAATATTTATGTTTCTTGCAACTTCAAGCAAATTCCAATTAGGATAATTGCCTGTTAATCTGTATATTTTCCCGTCTGCCTTGATAATGATTATGTCAGATGATAAAGCTGTCACTCCGACAATATCCGCAGCACCTTCTTCACCTTCCTTGTAACCTACATCAATCCATTTAGATGTACTATCGTCACTAGATGTATCTGTCCAATTTTCTTCATCTCCTACACCACTTGAAACAAGCGTATATTTATACCATATCCACACACGACCATTTTTTACAAATACACCATTGCATACAGCAGGACTTGACGCTATTGTTTTTAGCTCTAAACCTGTCCAATACTGTAGTTTTCCACCGCTGGCAATGAGCAATCCATACTCCCACATTACAGCCATTGGTTTTTTATCACCGTTAAGCGAACCAATCCTTACAAAATCTGTCCCATCACCCACCATATCTATAAGGTGAGTCTTGTATATGTTCCTGTTTGAGTCAATAACAATGAAAATATTATTTATCTTGTCATAAAAACAATCCGTCAGATTTACATTCGCAGGTGCTTTGAAAATCGTTATTGAGCCACTGCTTGTCTGCAATGCTCCTGTGGATTTGTTGAAATCCATATTAACACATTCAGCCAACTGATTATCTGCTATCATTTCGGGTACAGTTATTGTATTTAGCCCTCCGTGAAAGTCACCCCTGCGTATTACTCTGTCACCTTCTGATTTACTTGACAATCTCATGTTATCGCCCCCAATGCTTGAACGATAATCTGTTCAGCCTGTGTCCTTAACCCTTCATCTTGGTTAATATTAAACTCATGCTGATTGATAGCGTATATAGCAGCCAATTTAATGATAACCATGCAATACACATCATCAGTAAACGGCAAACTTTGAGCGGTGCTTGTTATATCCTGTGGCATATAAAAATACTTCACTGTAACGGTAGATGTCCCATCTGTGATATAAAACTTGTTCCCCTTTCTCATAACAGGAAAACCGCCAGCCGTTCTAACAAAGTTTTTCGGTATATCTCTTGGTGTGGCTAAGCTTACAGTTATTTCATCAACAAGTATAGGGTCATTCCTGTTTATCAATGCACTCGCCAAATATTTTACGGCATCGTTTATATAATCTATCAGTACACTGTCAGTATAACCTGTGTCATACTCATCATTAATTCTTTCCCTTATCTGTGCTATTGCTTCACTTACTAACATTAATCACCACCCCTTACACTCTCCAAGGTAGTTTCTGCTTTGCATGTGCATATTTTCTTGCAGGTATCAGTTTCATAGCGTTATCTGTCACAAACTGAGTTGCTGTGTCAATTTCACCGCTCAATATATATTTTGTGCAGGTAGCAATAAAATCAAAAAATGGTTTTGGCAAATCTATTACATCGGCTACCCCAAATGCAGGAAAAGCAAAACGATACCAAAAAACTACGCTCTGCCGTGTAAACAGTTTATTTCCGCTTATCTTATACTGCCCATATCTTACCAGCCCATCAACAGATGGTGATAGCTCATAACCATTTCTCGCTAAAACCTTGTCCACAGCCTCGTAATCATCAGGCAAATCAAACTCAGCCAAGTTAGCATATGGGTCGTCATAATACACCCTGCCTACCCTTACACTATCATCTGGGATATTGTATTCAACCGCCTTTTCCATAAAGTCACTGTTCGTCATGGCAAAGCGATTAGCTATCAGTCGCATAGCCTTATTGAGTGCATTTAAAATATCCCAATCAGAGTATTTGACTTCGTTTATGTCCTTTTCCTCTATTCTGACCTGCCTTATAATATCGGCTACTGCAATCCCACTCATTTTGCACACCACCCTTGATAATACTTTTGCCTAGTATGTACCCTCAGTGCGGAATGAACCTCAAAAAATTTTTTGATGTATTTCTGATACTCATAATCATCATGGGCGTACTGTGCTTTTCTTGCCATTATCAGCCACGGGTCATAGCTCCACATTTCGGGTGGTATATAACCTAAACAGTGAACGTCCTTCATTCTTTGCCCATACTGATTATCTTCCTTAGCCAATTCTTTTGCTGTGCCGATGTTGAAATGATTTTTCATTTTCACATCGCCTGTTTCTTGATTAACATATATTTCTCTTTTTGTTATCATTTTCAACACCCCATAAAATAAAATAGGGCATATGTCGTTATGACACATACCCTATTTATTTTCCTGCCATTAAACTTAGGCGATGTTCTTGATTGCAGCAGAAGCCAAAGGCTGGGTGGCTTCCAAACCCATAATAGCGGAAGCAACAAAACGCTGATAAGAACCTTCTTTTTTCAACTTGTCGTCCGGAATTACATGTGGTTTGTCGAACCAACGAAGTCTCCAATACGAAGGGTCAATCAGATAAATGCTGTCATTAGCCAGGTTGCGGTGAGTGTTAGCCTTAACAACGCCGAAATCAGTCTCATAAGTAGTAACAACTTCATCCACCCGATGGTCAGTCTGACTACGCTGTGTAGTATGGACATTGGTTGCCAACTGACTGAAACGCCTACGATTTGCGGAGGACAGCCATACTTCACTTGGAGTACCACCACGGCTTGTTGCCATCTGTACAGCGTCATTGATGGAAGTCAGTGTAAATGCACTGCCACCAGCATTGACAACATTGTTTAGCAAAATTGAAACATTGGTGCCTGTATCGGAGAATGTCACCTGCTTACTGGTATCATGCTTCACTGCTCCCTCTAAGGAAGTATAAAGTTCAAACTCTGTGCCTGTGGTGCCGACAGTGCGAACATAATAAGGCACATTGGCAGTAACGCCTGTTGGGAGCGTATCACCAACAATATACACCCACTTACCTGTTACCAATTTGTGAGGGGTGGCAGTAGTCATTGTCTCAGTAGTAGCGTTTACAGTCACACTCATAGTATCTTCCGACAGGAAATAAGGGATACCACCTGTCATTGCCAATGTACCTGTCCCATCTTCTGCGTTAGCCGTGGTATTAGCCATAATAGCAAACTCCATATCACCAGCCAAAGCCTTCAACCGCTTTTCAACCAATCTGGCCAACTCATTCTGCTTAGGGTCGTAGGTTTTCCATGCCTTCTGCATTACGTCAGATACTTCTCCATCTACACGGAAAATCTGACAATAATTTTCCATCCGGCCAACGCCCTCTGCTCGCTCAAAAGTATAAGTATCAAATTCTGAACGCTGATTAACTCGTGGTGGACGGAGGCTGTCAAGCTGCCATTCAAACTTCATTTCATGTGCTTCATCACCATCTGGAATAGAGGACAGAAACGGTGTGTTATAAGGGTCAATGTTGACCAACAATGGTTTTATGTCTCTGTAAAGAGAACCTTCTGCGAGCCAAGAAGCACTCTGACTCTCTGTGTAAGTAACTTGTGGCATATGCACACTTCCTTTCTTCTTGTTACATAAAAATTTTTATTATAACATCTTTGAAATTAAGCCAGTCATAACTTTGCTTCTTTCAAATGCGGATAGATTGCGGAGTTTGCTGAAATCAAAATCCATCCCATCTGTGTTTTCTTTGGTTGGTTGACTGGCATTTTCAACTTTTGGGACACTAGTCCGTTGAGGTATTTTGGTTACCCCTGTGGACTGCTGATATACCTTACGCTTGCAAGTATCATAGTATTCTCTCATTACCTGCAAGTCTGCCATCGTGCAACACTGATTATTTATATTGGCTTCTGCCTGTATAATCCGTTGCGCCTGGCCATAAGGCATAGTCATTTTATCAGCATCCATCATGGCAGTTATTTTTGCAAAGTTAGGTTCATTAAGATTTTCCTGCATTGCAAAATTTCTTATTTCTGCCATACATGAATTATGTTGTGTTATTCTCTGCTCCATGAGAATTTCATTTCGCAGATAATCCTTTAATTTGGCTGTTGCCATGGTTGAGTAGGCTTCCTCGAATTTCTTCTTGGTTTCTGTCCCATTCTCCATGTACTCTATATTTTCCAAATCATCAGCCTTTAAATTCATTGAAGCCATCGCCTGAGTTCTTGCTTCCTGCATTATCCTTTGCATTGCCTGTTGTTCGGCTAATGCTTTCTGAGTCTGCATTTCCCTCATCTGTGCTTCCTGTTGTTGCTCATACTGCTTCTGTACCGCCAAATTCATCAAAACCTGCCTTTGCTCTGGCGATACCCTACTTTCGTCTAACATTCCGGCTGCGGATGCCTTTACAAGCTCATCCATGCTTTCATAGTAGTTAGGTTCCGTAAGAGAAGGTTCAGTAGGTGGCTTTTCTTCATTAGGCTGTGTTTCTGTGGTATCTCCCTCAGTCTCCACAGTCTCCCCTTTCTCGCTTACCTCGGTTTCTGTAGGCTCACGGCTTCCAAATATGTCTCCTGTTATCTCCAGGCGGCTGTTCCCTTTTTCGTCCTTGACAATTCGGGCTGAACCATCTTCATGTTCCTTGGTTTCCTCCTTCGGAGCAGATTCAGCAGGAGCAGTAGTCGCTGTGCTTTCAGCAGGTGCTACGCTTGTTTCTACCTCATTTGTCATTGTAACTTCGTTTTCCATTAATTATCCTCCTTATGTAGTTTGTCAGAAGCTATTTTTCCCTCGGCTACTATCACCGACAATTCTTTCAACAACTTATAACATGCCTTGTATTCATTCTGAATACCTTCAATATCTACCGCAGGATGTGTCAGTATCTTCTCCAACAAGTCTTTTTCAATCCTTGACTTTAACTTGTCAATAAACTCAACAAGCTCATTTGCAGCCATACCATCTTTAGCTTTTTGAATATTGACCTTCTTTTTCTCGTCCTTATTCTTGGGTATACCCCTTGGCATTATCTGTTACCCCCTTTTACATTGGCATCGAACAACTCTTTTTCTGCAATATCATCTTCTGGTACTTGAATACCAAGATAATCCATAATAGCTTTGTCCTTTGCTTCAATAGGCAAATCCTTGTAATTGAGCGACATTCTAGGAATACTAGACCGTTGCAACTCAGAATCAAGTTTGGTACGCATAAGAAGAATCTGCTTATCAAGTTCTTTCTGCTCTGCTTCTTGTTGCTGTTTTGCTTTCTGCTGTTGCAACTGCTTCCACATATCAGAGTCAGGGTCAAGAAGATAATTCTGTACATTCCGTACTCCCATCTTCTCAAACAAATCTTTAGCCGTTTCATACCATGATTTTTCGTTGACTACGCCTAAATTCTGCAACATCGGGAATAACTGTTGCATTATCATTATCAGATAATTCATCTGAGCTTCTTTGGTCGCTGCTCCTTGTCCTGTGTTAATGGTCAAATCATAATCAATATCAAGTTCATCTGGTGTAATAACCACCATATCATCATTCACCCTAAACTGTTGATACGGCTCTAAGAACACTTGGTTAAGTTTAATGATGTGTTTGATGATAGGAACAAACGCAGTTTCGGCAAATATCCTTGCCAACAATTTCATGCGTTTGTCAGCAGCACCCATTATCAGGCTAATACCTGTTGCAGACTTGTTAAGACTGTTGCTGTCAAGCCCTTGGTTATACCTTGTACTACCGCTCTGTGCTTCAATTTCGTTCTGTGCATACTGCACAAGTGTCATTGTCGCTGGGTCAATCGGTATATGTGGGCTTATCATCACACTGTCAGAAGGGCTACCATCATTGACAGGTATTATCTCATCGCCATCAAGCAACGCTTCCATGTCAACATTCTGTGCTGACACAAACCGCTGTGGATTGTTATTTTTAGCGACCGCCACTATAACCTGTCTTATCAGTGCTGTTTTCAAATCCTGCAACTGTTCAAGATTGTTAGCTACAGAATTGTCACCAAACGGCAGGTATGGGTCTAATTCTGGACTAAACAGGAAAAACGGAACACTTCTGAAACTGTTCTCCTGCACAGCTATAATGGTATCTCCTACCGCATGTACAATCAGTTTCTCCATTATTCCGTCATTGTTGTAATCCACATTCAGATATGCTTCATACAAATCAACATCCTTAGAAGCCAAATCATCATCACTTAACATCATTCCATATTCATCAAGATATTGGTTTGTATACTGCTGGAAAGATGTTCTGTGTGCTGACTCATGCTCCTTTATAGCCTTATTAACATCTTGGAAAATTCCCTCTCGCTCCTTACGCTTTAGGTAATCTCCCTTGACTGTTTTCCTTTGAGCAACAAACTTGCTTTCATCCAACGTCTTGCCATCGGGAGTAAATCTCAGCTCTGACGGGCTCATATTCTCCAACACAGGAGCATTGTAGTGTACGTCTATTTCATCATACTTTAGAATAGCTCCAATATCGCTGACCAACTTTATGCCTTTTATTTCTATTTTCCCCATCTGTGCCAACTGCAAATACTGTAGGATATTGGTTTCATCAACCATCACTTTCATTTCAGTTCTGGTTTCGTCCCTGTGCCAATATACCTTGGCACAGCCCATGTTAGTAATTAGCCCTTCTCTTATGAAGTTATACAGAAAATAGAAATAATTGTTTTTCTTGTTGACCTGATATTTGACTATTGCTTGAAGTTTTTTGGCTGCCACATCATCATCAATGTTTACACCCTGTATGTCGCAAGGGTCGTCTGTTCCAATGAACACTTCCATAAGTGCTGGAAGCATCCAATCAATAGTTGTTTTTACGTCCTTGCTTATCCAATCACTTGTTTCAGACAAGTTTGGAAATTTTTCCTTAAACAGTTCCTTGGGGGCATCGTAAATCTTCCTTCGCTTAACAAGCTCTGGGTCAATCTGCCCTGTGTAGAACTTTTCCGCACTGTCCCTGCCATTTATGAAAGCCTTATGTATTTTTTCTTTCTCTTTCTTTTTGAGAGTCTTTAAGGAGATTTCCTCTTTCGGTGGTCTTATACTTTGCTCCAAAAGATTAAACCCCTCTGTAAAGTTTGCCATATGCTCACCTCTTACTCTCTCCATTCCATAACAAGCACCTCACACGGAGTATCAGCTATCATGTAGAAATTTCCTGTCCCACCTTCATAGTTGACAGGCAGTGTAAATATATTGTCTGCATCCACAGGATAGCCACATTTAATACTTACATTTTCGCCACCTATCCATACTGTAGCTGCCGCACTTTCAGCAGGTAAGCCTACGGATATTGTGTTTCTTCCGTGTAATGGTTCAGCACCTACCTTGATAGGTGTCGGTGTAGTACCACACTGTACATAGCCTTGAATACATGAACCAACTGAATATCTAAATGCACCTTGCGTTTTCATGCTATCACCTCACATAGCCCCCCATTTAGGGAGCTTATTCTTCTTCCTTAACCTTTTATATTTCATGTTAATATTTACCCTCACAGGAAAAGCAAACGTCAAAGCTAATGCGTCAGCCAAATTCGGGGAAGCTATCCCCCTTCTTTTCATATCATCCTTAGATTCAAGGCAATGCTTACCTCTTGCGTTGATGTGTGCTTCTGGTGCTATCAGTTCTTTTGCGAGTGCTTCATCATCAATGCAACCACCTTCCTGCAACCACTTCTTCATTTCAAACCACATCTCGGCTCGCTTATTCGCATAATCTTCTTTGTCAGATTTTGAGCCAAACGGGACAATCTTCCAATTCGTCCTGCCCATATCTTTACCTGCTGAGTAAATACCAGTACCATAACCCATATCAATGAACACCGCACTAGCTCCATATTGGTCTTGAAAGCCTGCTATCATTCGTGCAACTTCCATGTCATTATCATTCTTCGGCAACTCTTTCAGTTTTTTTGTGTATATCCCCTGCCTTAGATAAATCGCCAAGGTATCATTACCACTCCACGCAGGGTCTACTCCAATAATAGCAGGTGCAAATTTGTACTGCCTTTCCTCAGCTTTCCTTTTCATAGCCTCATCTACTAAATCCCTCGGTATAAGCTGATTGTCTCCTGCACTCGGAAACTGCCCCAAGACACGAACCTTTACAAAGTCACTGTCAATTCCGTACTGCTCTATCCATTTGTTAAGCACACTCTTGTTTGATATAGCCACCCGCCGGCTGTCAAGTTGTAAAGTCTGCCAATACTTACTTTCACTGTGAAAACAGTCGTAAAACTTACCACTGTTTCTTGTCGGATTCCCAAAACAGCACCACGTT